CCATATAACCATCTTCATCTCGTAAATTTGCGTAATCTGTTATTGGCCTCCAACGATACTTATTCCATTCACAAGTTAACGTTATGTGTGCCCCTAAATCATAACGATGATTTTTAGACCATGCTATCACTTCTGGCACCCATGCACACGGAGCCATTATACTAGCCGATGTAATATATCCCCCCTCAAATACAGTGAATATAGCTTCATTTACTGAATTGCACATACCTAAATCGTCTGCATGAACTATTACATACTTATCGTTTGTCATAATTCCCTCATCAACGTAAAAACCCTATCAAAAAAATCACCTTTTTTACCCACCCCATAATTAAAACAATTATATTTATTAACAGTCATATCCCCAGAAATACTAACATTCATAAAATTAAGTATCATGTTTTTACATTCGTTCATATCCTGGTATCTAAACTCACGTTTATACATTTCTCTATACGAAAATGCATCTGGCACGATAGGAATGCAACCCAACAACGTAGCTTCTATCATAGCTATCCCGAACAATTCTTCAAGACCAAGACTAACTGCTATCTTAGACTTTGCCAACAACTGATAGTATTCAGCCTTTGTACTACATACATCTGGTGCGCGAACAAATTTCCAATCTTTTGAATTACAGAATGTATCATAAGATAACTTACCAAATAACTCAGGCTGTTTTTCCATACCAAGTCTGTGTGGAAATACAACTATATTTTCCTTCGTAACTGACAACGATGGTACTTCTACCTTCCAAGGTATAACATGCAACTTTTTTGGATTTACCTTTCGCATACTTAAAAGCAAATCTGCATGATGTTGTGAACCTACTATTATCTTATCGTATATCTTAAACCACGAATTTTCTAGCTCTTCTCCCCATGTGTACATACCTTGCCTGGCAGTCATGTCATATTTTGAATATGTACCAGCATGAAATACCCCAACAAATTTCCAGTAACGGCAACTTAACATATCTCTTAGATATGCCAATTGCTCCACAGGAAACCACCCATCCTGTATAAGAAACACAACTTTTTTATCTCTTGGGATTAACCCACGATCTACCCGCCAACAAATGTTTGCTATCTGGTGAGATTTAAAATGCACTGTACTAACAACGTCTAAAAAGTCTCCATCTTTTATGGTATTACGTAACGTGTTGGGGTAAACCGTGTACACGTCTTGAACATTATTATCTTCAACATAATTATCGAACCACTTATTCCACTGTGCACTATAACGTTCTTCTAACGACTCAATAGGAATGTTCACAATCTGCATATCTTAACCTCAATGATTATTTTTTAACTATACGAATGTTAGTCACACGAATACGACTATGCCTATCATCTACATCCCAATACCAACCCCTACATTTTCCACTCTTTAAACTTTTAAACATAGTTGCTGGATTAGCCCCGGTCTTTTTACAAATTTTCTGCAACTCCTTGTGCCTAATACCATTCTTACTTTTTGCAACTATAAAAATCTGACCTGATGTAGATGATTCTTGATATGGAATCTTCCAATTTTTCCACTGCGGACCTTTTGGTCCACGTTTTTCAGGTTTACCTTTTACAACCTTAATTTTTTTAACTACTTTAACTTTTTTAACATTAGACTTCGCTGTAACTTTCGCTTTAACAGGTTTAGTACGTTTAACTTTCGTTTTAACTTTCGTTTTAACTTTCGTTTTAACAGGTTTAGTGTTTTTAACTTTAATTCTTGGACTAACTAACTTAGCCATTTTCCTATGCTTACCATCTAACACTACTACCTTTCTAACTTGCTTCACATCTTTTGGTTTAGGTTGTTTAGGTTGTTTAGGTTGTTGAAGTTCTTCCTCTTCCAAAATAGTTTCAGTCTCCTCATCTATGTCTGATGTTTCATGACCGGGTTCTTCTCCTGTCTCTTCATCAAGATCAGTCATACCATTTTCAGCTTCATCAGTTACTGTCTCAGTACGTTCAAAAACTTCAATATCATCAACTTCATCTGTCATTTCTTAAACTCCTTTCGGTGATATATAAATGCCCGACAAAATCTTTTATCTGGACATTCCCTACATGCTAATACTTTTAAGTCATATTTATCTTTGTCTCCAAAACACAACTTTATATTCCTATACATATACTGATAACATGGTAAACACATACTGGAAGATGGAAAGAACTTACCTGTCTCAACATCTTCCAGCATATACCTTAAACTACAACCCACACATTCAAACATTCTATTTCTTTCATCATCCTAGTTTCGATTTTAACACGTCTCCTAACTCAGATTCTTACTCAATCCACCTGCTAGTTCCGTCATAAAAATACAACCCTTAGGAATTTTAATTGTGTTCCCCCGCATGGTAACCTTACGTTTTTCCTTTATTGCTTTTTTCAATGCTGAACTCTTAGTAACTACAGCTTCTAGCTTATCATCTAGTTTAATGATACGACCATCCCCACCATCCACTCCTTTTAGGTCGTGTTTCTTAATGTACTTCCAGACTTGTTTCATCATGTCCCCACGGCTAATCTTCTTAGCTTTAACCAAGGCTTGTAATTCATCACTACACTTCATTTCTTTTGATAACGCTGATCCTTTTGGCATTATACTTCTCCTTTGTCGTTATACCACTTAAGCAATTCTAAAACATAGTCAACAAATGTCTTATTTTCCAACGTTGGTTTCATATTCCCCTCATAACTGGACTGCAAGTTTCATCATATGGAATCTGAAATATGTTGCGAGATAATGAATCTAAACATTCTACACTACGTACAAGATGTAAGCAGTCTTGAAAATGTAAATCTTGTGCGTCTGCCAACACTCTAAACTCCTTTGCCATCTTCTTAAAAGGTTTTCCATTAGGATGAATTTTTTCAGACTTTTGCCAAAACCATTCTACTATCTGTTTTTTAAGATCTTCTGATGCCTCAGAATATACCTGCTGCATCGCAGGAACTACAAAGCACTTAGTCAACACATTATTTACAATGCTAGACTCAGACGTAAACATAAATGTATCTATATGTGGCATAGACAACCCATCCCCATATTCTTTTGCTTGCATAGCTTCTATAGAATGCATATGCAACGGTGCCAACTTTCCATCCTTACCTTTTTCCCATCCTCGTTTCCATGAACCATAAACTGCAACGTAGTCGTATATGTACATATTGTGCAAGATATGATGCAAACCAGTAGTAATAGAACTTGAACGTTTAGAATCATACTGTTCTGTAATATACTTATAAACTATCAGCATCCCATGATTTATCATGTCATCTATTTCTATCCACGCCTTTGTGTGTGCTGGTAACCTTCTCCATGCCGCCCATGCCTGTTGACACACCAATCGTCTGTAATTTTCACATGGAGCATACAACTTTCGTTCCTTAGCCTCTATCCTTAGTGACTTTAGTGCTTGTTTATACTCCAAGTTACTTTGTCTTTGTCTCATGCTTACGTTCATGTTTACATCTCCTAAAATGTATTGTACGTAGTAACACACAAGGAAATTATATTGTGTTTCATACATACAAGCAAGCATTTTAATTAGTGTAAATAGCCCATATTTAACATTAAAGCAATGTTTTTACCAGAATTTACTAGTTAAGGGATAGTTTCCAATTCACTCCTTCTAGCAAGAACGCTTGCTAATTCATACGAACTGAATAATACTGTCAACTTTCTATACATATCTACTGTCCTTGATGCCTTAGTTCTTCGGAATGACTTAACACTGTCAAAGCCTTTAAGCGCGTGCCTTAAATCCTTTCGTACATCTTCTGCCAAAAGTTCACTATCTGGATCTTTTATAAGCTTACTCAACAAATAGTTATTATGAATTGATCTCCACAACTTTTCTATACCATATGGCTGAAAGTATTTACTATACTTACCCCTTGCAGCCTCTAAGGCTTCTGGGGAAAGATCGTTTATGTTTTTACATGATGGGTCCAGACCGTCGTCTAAAAACTTTCTAGCTGTTGCTGGTCCTACTCTAAACAAATGGTCTATGTTATCTGTACTATCACCTGTCCACGCCCTAAACTTTGTCCAATCTTTTATTGCTATACCGAAATTATTTTCTACGTCATGTATAACAGGACAATCTAACTTACCGTCTTTCAAATTTTTAACTATTGTCACTTGCTTATATCTTAGTAATTGATAAAAATCCTTGTCACTAGAAAATATATAAATCTCGACTTCATTATCTATATCTATAAGTCTGTGTACAAGAATACCTATTAAATCATCACACTCTAACTTGGGTATTTCAAATTGTCTTATACCTATACCATCTAGCATAAGTTTAAGAACTGGTACCTGTATAATTGCTCGTTCTTTTTCCTCTGTTGGATATCTAGTTTTATGTTTAGTTGGTGTCCATGCCCTGTTAGCTTTATAACCATAAACTTTTGCTATCTTACGTTTCTTTTTTTCCTTTACCCCAAAATACGATAACGAACTATTTACGATACTAGCCTGTGCATCATCATAATCATTTTCTTCATCTACTTCCTTATTCATTTCAACCCGAGGCGTGTCTGCTGTTAATCTATGACGCCACGTTTCTCCCAACCCATCCCAACACCATACTATCGCTGCGTCTGGTAAATGTTTATGGATTCCAAGTAATACATAATTCAAATTACCAAAAATAGAACCAGTAGGGAACCCATCTTCTCTACTAAGGTGCATAAGACTAGGAGAATAGTGGTGACGATATAGCTGGTTACGCCCATCAATCAGTACTACTTTTTGTATCGACATAATCCCTATACCAAATCTTTCCTGTTTCGTCTTTAATAAAATCAACCCTGAATTTTGATTCACCACACTCAGCCTCTACTGCTTCTGGTTCACCCAAGGCTTTATGGAAAAATATACTACGGTTACAATCACAAGAGAAGTTACCATCTTCCCAAATAAATGTTCCGTCATACTCTCCATTTTGATATAATCCTTCATCATCCCAATACGTTGCATTCTTTCCATCACTTACCCTAGTAATACTAATCTGAACCCTAAGATATTTATGTTTATCTATATCCATACTACCCCTTTCAAACTTGATATAATCCTTATCTTTATCTAATCCTCCAAACTGGATGTACTTTTTTCTTATGAACAGTCATTTCCTCTAATGTCTTGAAACCTACTCCTGGAAGTGTCTTAGTCTTTGTGGGTCGTTCTAAACCTATTTCCTCCATTTCTCTTGGACCTGTGTTTACCTTTACAACTGTTTCTTTCTTAAACGGTTCTTCTGCACATATATGACACCACCCTATAAAACCAACTGGTAATTTAAACAATTCATCTACCATTATCGTTCCCCCCTTTTTTTTAACTTATTTACTCATCGAATGCTTGCCATGCTCGTAATTGTTGCAATAATTCTGTAGTACACTTTCTGGTATGGCTAAGTTTTTTTACTACTATTTTACCTTCTAATTCACCTGGATCCAAATCTATATCATCTCTGTCTGTATTTTTAAATCCTTCAGGTAATACTACCAGCACTTTAAAAATAGGCATCAACTTATCTGCTATAGTCATTGTCCCTTTTACCCCAGCATTATCTGGGTCCAACCAAAGATACACATACTTATAACCCATACTCTGTAACAATTCTAATTGCTCATCTTTCAACGCATGACCTAACAATGCACCACTGTCTATACCAAGTTTAAGTGAGCCACGTTCGATACTCAAAGCATCAAACACCCCTTCTGATAAACAGATACTTTTATGATGTGTCGAATCTGGTAGATTGTATATGGCTTTATCTCCAACTGAATTGAGATACTTTATTGGATTAGTACCTAAAAAATCTCTTCCCACCAATCCAATTAGTTTATTGTGTCTGTATACTGGAAAGATTATCCTATAAGCCATTGGTCCTATGGTAGTATAACCTATCCCTTTGTTTTTAATTTGTTTTTCTGTTACGCCACGTTTACGAACATAAGACCAAGCTTTTTTACCCCAATAACCACTATTATCTAGAAGTTCAAATCCTTCTGGTAACATTACTTTATTCCTCTTATGCTTACTTTTATGCTTACGTTTTTCTTCTGCTAACTCCATTTCACCTGTGTCTAACACCCTTTGTAATTCAGAAAGCATCCATTCCCCATAACCTTTTTTACCACAATTAAAACAATGCCCTGCCCCTGTACGTGTATTTATACCAAGCCTAAACCTTTCGTCTAATGAAAGTTCACCTTCTTCAATACAAAAAGGACAGCAAATTCTTATCTCTTCACCATCACCTTGAACTTCTACGCCTGCTACTTCTATGGCTTCCTTTATGTTCATGCTTATGTTCCTGTCGTTCCTTTTTGTCAATTTTCTGTTCGACTTTTGATCTCCAAGGACGTTTCTTTTCAGTCTCTTCCGCAGTATGTTGTAATGCTTTAGCCATAACCATTGTTGATTTTAGTCTCTCTTTTACATAACTCTTATCTTCTAACTTTGGTATATGTTTAACCAAATGCCTCAATTCTTTATGCCTACTCTCTGACATAAAAGCTTGAACGTATCTTGTAATCGCATTAGCTATATCAAAACTATTTGCTTTAGTACCAAACGTTTTGAGACGCTTTTTTTCCTTACTTATCTGCACACTAAGTAACGATCTTATTTCTTCAAATGTCCGCATAAATAATTACCTTTAATTGCCTTCCACATATTATACATATTTAGAAATACTATTTTTTAAGCCCTGCATTTATGCTATGTATCTTGTTCAGCCTCTTGTCTAATAAATTCCTCTGTTAACTCCTGGTCATAGATCACAGCCTTTTGAAAATCACCTGCTATTGGCCAACCTTTTCTAGCTTTATCATACCTATGACGCATGATGTATAAAAACCTACCATGATCTCCCCACGATTCTATTCCATCTCCCAAGCCTATACCTAATGCAGCACGTTTTACTTTACTAATATCTATTGCTGCATCATCCCCTGTGACAATCATTTTTCTAACACCAGACTTACCCCTAACAGTCTGTGCCAACATTGCTCCCCACAACTGATCTTTCGCCATCCATTTTTTAAAATCTTTGTGTATCTCCATCATCTCTCTACGTTCACCCGCATCACTTTTATAATGTTCTGCTGGATTCACACCCTCATCGTAGTCTACGATTATAAAATCAGCTGCAAACCCTTGATTCCTAAAATTTTCATACACTTCCTTCATACGCTGAATAGACATTCCATCTTCAGACCCATCCACTATTCGTATTCTACCTCTCATCTTGTCTATTGATTTTTTCAATCTATGTCTAAGCTTGGATGACTTTCGTAAAAGCTTTTTCATAGGTATGCCACTAAGACTTGCATCAAATCTATCTTCTACCATTTCACCTGGATCTTCTAACGTATAGAGTATAACTTTAAAACCTTGATATGACCATGCCTTTGCCAAGTGTACTGCCATTGTAGATTTTCCTACATTGTACTTAGCAAGTATTAATATATACTCCCCGCGTGGAATTGATCTAATGTTATCGTCTATGCACTTTATAAATAAAGCAGGATAGTCTTGTTCTGTATTCTTTTCTCGTCTTGTTATTCTACGATCTATGTCTGCTGTGTCTGTATAATCACTTATCTGGAGTAATTCTTCTCGTCTTTCTAACGCCCTTCGGCACAATTTATCAAATGCCTTATCGTCTAGTTCACCTTTTTCCTGTAAGTCCAACATCTCTTTGATTGCCCTTGCTTTTTCTCTACGCCTTTTGTAATCAATTACCTTCTTTTCTATAGCTTCAATTGCTACTATCTCAGCATTCTGAATGTTATCTACTAATGAGAAAAGCTTTTCTCTGTTCTTTTTTCCAACGTGTTTTTTATTTTCACGTATGTAATCATGCATCTCAGTACTAAGCATTCCACCTATAGGTGTCTTGTATTCACGCCAATATCTAAATGCTGCCTGAGCTATCCAATATGCTTCTACTAACCCTTCACCTTTACGCGGCTTAAAATCATTCTCTGTTAACACACCTGACATTTTCTTTAAGAACTGTCTGTCCCTGCATAACGGAACTAGTACACGTTCTAGCCATTGTTCTTCACGCCAATAACTCATGCTAACACTCTTCCTGTATTTGTCTCTACTCTATGAGCTTTATTGTCCCAATATTCTGCTGACGGATGTTTGTCTGATGTGATTGGAAAAGTCTTACCAAGATACTTTCTACACCAAGCTGTTATTAACTTTTTAGCGAATTTAATCTGTAATGAATTATGTGTCGCTGGCGATACTCTACTTGTAAATATCACTATTTGTTCCTTATTCGCCATCCATTTTTTAACAAGTCTCACTGAAGCTGGTATAGGTGGTCCTGCTACTTTAGGATCGTAAGGGTGCAACTGTTTAGCTAATGTACCATCAAAGTCTATGAACTTCATTGACTTATAAATGCTTAACATATCTTTCAAGTGTTGTGACATATGGATTTCCTCTGTATCTACGTTTAAGAAATTCTGTTTCTATTCTTTCTCGTAGCTTTGTTTCCTGTTTCATTTTGTATCTGTAATGCTTAACATATCTTTCAAGTGTTCTGATATATGGTGCTTTTGTCTTTTCAGCGTTATCTTTATATCTATTTACTAATCTCTCTATCTCTCTGGATTTCCAAATCTGTTCATTCAATTTATCTGGGAAGTCTTTTTTGATGGTGTCTAAAAGAATACTTTCACTTTTCTTACCTGTCAGAGTACTTACCTTTACATTCAATCCTTGCTTGGAGACTTTCCTTGTGTGTCTTTGTATGAATACTTCCCAGAATGGGAGTAAGTTTCTGAGAATATAGTCTAAGTCTACTTTATATCTTATAGTCCATGTCTTTAAAATAAGCAGTCTCATTTTATCTTTATCTGTCAGGAATAGCCTTATGTCTGTACCTCTTATTTTACCTACAGCTTTTTCTACTACTGAATAGAAATTTTCCTTGATGCCTTCCAGTTCTTCGAGTTCCTTTTCTATTATTTCCTGTTTATTCATATGTATGCTTCATAGCTGATGCGCGCGAATATACTAACATTTTTAGCTTATGTTCTATATAAAGCTATGTTAAAGAATTGTGTATTATTACAATACATTTCTTTACTTCGTAAAGAAAGTATTGAAGGCGGAGCCTTGTCTTAACTTTTCTTTAACTTTTCTTTAACTTTTCTTAATTTTACCTCTTTTCGCTACTTCTTTTCTCATTATTTCCTTAGATGGTCCAATTGCTAACATCAACTTTGCGTCTATGTGTTGTAGTCTGATGTGAATTTTATTAGTCTGTACAAGATACTTTCTATCTAAATCATTCAAGAACATAATCTTTACTGCTGTTACTAACGTATACCATGCTATTCTTGCTCTTTCTTCCAGAGTCAATCCAATAAAGACACTATCTTTACTATCTTCCATTTTTAATCTCCTTGTGAAGTAATTTTTCAGCTTTCTTAAATATGTCAATCATGCGAAGTTCGTCTGTATAGTCTATTTTCTGAATAGAAATTCCAATCTGTTTTAATGCTTTTATTCTGCTCTTTGAAGCTTTATAAAACCAATTTCGTCTTTCAGTATCTATGTCTGCTATGTCAATATAAATCAATCCAGCCTTATCTTTATGCTTTCTTACACCTCTTCCAAATATCTGAATAGCATCATTTTTGCTCTTTCTACCTGTAGCATTGATTACAATATCTACTCTTTTTATATCTACTCCTTTCTTCATTACTTTATTAGCTAGGATTACACGTATCTTACCTTTTTCAAATTTAGAAACGTGTTTGATTCTTTCAGAAACCTTAATGTGCTTCCCTTTAAACGTACCTGAGACAACTTTATGCAGGATGTCCTTTTTGTCTAGTCTTTTAGACAAATCTTCCAGATGTTTTAATCTATCTACCAGAACAATCGTATACTTACCTAATTTATTGGCTTTACTAACAAGTCTGGTAATAATATGATTCCTCTCAGCGTTGTTAACTATGTACGTATCATATGCTTCATTAGCAGAGTACCCAGCTATGTCAGCTATGTGATTAGCGTAGCAAAGCTGTACACCTATACCCTGTGACAACACCTCATCCTTCATACCTTTTTTGATTGGATATTCATAAAGCACTGGACCACATAACGAATATGCTTTTAACCTTGTTTGTTTCTGAGATAATCCAAGGGTGGCTGTGAGTCCTATTGTGGCTAGTGGCTTTGCAATTGTCATTACATCAAAGTTAGACTTACCTAGCATGGTATGAACTTCGTCTATAGCTATTACATCAATATGTTTAAACCACTGTAGAAATTTTTTATCTTTTCTATGGGCATGAAGCGTCTGAATTGTTCCAACTGTCACGCGCCCTAATCTGAAATGTGATTCACCTACCTTACCAATCCTCTCTCCAAGATGTTCCGCTATGTCTTTTCTAGCTTGGTCCAACAAATTCAACTGATCTACCACAAACAATAAATCACAATCTAGTCTAGAAGCTATCATTGCAAATATACGAGTCTTACCTGAACCGGTCGCATTTAATATCAAGCCACCTTTACCATTGCATATGGTATGCACAACCTTATCTACACATTCATTCTGAAAATCATACTTACCGTCTGAAAGTATCCAGTGTCTTTTTGATTTTGTGTACGGTACATTTACATCTCTTTTTATCTTGAACTTAATGTGTCTTTCTTTTTCTATCTCTTTGTACGTAGCCCAGAATAATCCTGATGGTAGTTTATCTCTTTTTAGTAGCTTTATTTTTCCGTCCCATACCGGCTCATATCTATGACCTTCATCTCCAATCTTATGAGCTTGTTTTGGTCGCTTACATATCTTACATTTTCTATACCATGGCCTTCTCATGTAAATATAACTATTAACTGGATAGCTCCAGTACGGTATGAGTTTGTCATAGTTATAACGCGACCTCATACTACAATTTCTATTGTCAATGACTACATGAATTGATTTTGGCATGTAATCATATTATACAGATTTTGTGGTTTAATTTTTTGAATGACGTTTTTTAAGAAGAAATCCAAACACGTGGCTGTTGTGGTTTGATATATACAAATTCATCTAACGTCTGTTTTACTCCACTATTCATCCAAGGCTGCATTATGTAATTTATATCTTCATCAAAAAATGTTAACTGTGTAGCTACAATGTATGCAATAGATGTTTCTATTGCTATCTGAGTTATTCTTACGGCACCATCTGTTGGGGCAATAGATGTCTCAGTTGCTATCTGAGTTATTCTTACTTTTCCGTCTGTTGGAGCAATAGACGTTTCAACCGGTATCTGAGTTATTCTTACAGCCATATTAGCTTATTAACTTATAGCCGAATTGAGCTGCGTTCCTCCCCGCTATAGTCCAAGCTACTCCGGTATTAGGGTCTGTGCCTTGAAATGTCTGTTCGTTGTCATATGAAGAAAGTGGCGTTATAGCTGAACTTAATGCTGATGACCCACCTGATAATGTGTAATGATCGTATGTGTGCGGACCAGCATCATCTATTCTTGCTATTGTATTGATAGCTATTGTACCTATTGTTCCAGTTGATTCAGATAATGTGGCCCATCCATAACTATCAATATCACCTGCTCCTGATGCTGACATAAATACATATGTAGTATCGCCATCTTCATTAGCTTCATTTACCTGTTGATAATTGTTTGCATTGATCGTTGACCCACCCTTGTTCCATGTTGTATTTGAACCTACAGCATTAGCTAATTTTGTGTCTATTATATGTTCACCATACGGAAATGCGCTTACATCCCCGGCACTTGGATCCCAAAAATGGTAATTATCATATAAAGTCGGACTATTATTACCTTGTATAGTCACCTGATTAAAATACTGATTGGCTGTATTCTGTGTATTTAAACCTGTAAGACTTAATGCTAAACTAGAACCGATGTATAATTTTAATTGTCCTAATGTCTGATGTACGATAATTTGAGCTTCTAACCAATAATATATACCGGCTGTTATTCTAAGCGCTGGCGGTATAACTGTTCCTATGCTTGTACCATTACGAGTAAAATATAAATCTCCACCACCACTCATACGAAGATCAACTTGGGTTGTCCCACCATCTCTCCATGACGCAATAGTTATAACTGTATTCAAAGCTGGTGTATTAAAATGAAATGCACTATTTCCACTAGCTGTATTCGTATTTAATGTGTGTACCATTGCATTATTACTAGCACTTACAGCTGAACCTTTTCCATATACTCCTGGCGTTACCAAAGCAAATCCAACTGACGCATCCCACTTTAAACCTAAATTAGCGGCTGTTAAATAATCAAACCCATCCATAAACTGCATCATAACCCACCCCTAATTTTTTATCGCTGATAATACAATACCAATGTCCGAAGCTGTTGCGTCTGCTGTAGCCGGTGTTACTACTTTTATTATATCCCCAGCTGAGAAATTTATAGGTCCACCAGAGAACGTAGCTATTCTTGAACCTGCGTTAAATGTAATAGTACCCACAAGAAATGCAGACGCAGGAGCACCACCCGCTAATATCTGATAAATGTTACATACGAATAGTGATGTTGGAGCTGTTTCTAAATAGGCTTGGCTTAAATTGAAATTCGTACCAAACTGTATTGGTACATCTAACGGTATCCTTATCAATACGAAACTAATTGGTATCGGACCATCATACGTACATCCAATCGAGTATGATCCAGGACTTTGACTGCCTGAAATACTATAGCTACTTGCATTCGTTATTATAACTGGTATGCCATCTCCTAACGCATCGAATGGCGTTACAACTATTGTTCTGGTATTGGCAAAGTCTAATGGATTTATTTTAAACTGTTTTATACCTTGTGGATTTAACGGATTATCAACTGTAAATCTGTTATATGTCTGCCCGGTTACAACATCATTTATTTCTACCCTGTATCCTTTAGGCGAACCTTGTTGTACTTGCCACTCTACTTGTTGTGTATTTCCATCTATTACGATGTTTACCAGCATTGGTACATCGAATGCTGGTATAGTCGTGGGTAGCGAATAATCCCATTGTGTATTATAGAAAAATGCTCTTAGGCTTCCTACTCTGTTATTAGGCGACAATGCCTGAATAATTTCTAATGTCTCTGCTATGTCAGGCTGTGTAAAGTCTATCACTAAATCTGACGGGGCAAACACGGGCCTCTGCAATATAACTCCAGAAGCTAATGTTAAATTCTGTGGCGTAGGCATCAACGAACATACACCCTGAATCTGTTGAAAATTTACACCTGTAGCAGCTATTACTTGTTCCCACGATCCTTGAGCCAAAGCCGCAGGCGTAGTAAACCTAGATATAATGAACTGAAAGCCGGTAACCGAGAGTACATTAGTTACAACCTGCTGACCACAGAAAACTGCACCTGAATTTGGTGGCGTTGGTAATGTCGCAGGCCAACTAGACCATCCGCATCCAATTATAGCTGTGTTACCAATATTAAAACCATGTGGTGTCTGTGTTAATACAGTACATATACCCTGATAATTTCCTGATATAGAACCGCTAGCTACAAATGAATAATTTCCTGTCTGTATTTGTTGAACGGTTCCCACTACATTATCTACTCCAAATACATACTGTCCTTGTATATCCGGTGTAACTTGTCCATAATCAAACCACCCGAACTCCCACGGTGTACCATTACTTCCACCTAACCCTATTCCTGGTGGCGTTGGGTATATACCTTGTGCCTTCGAAAACGACGACCCAGCAAACACTACTAGTGTCTGATTATCTTTCCACTGTGTATAGTCAATTTCAAAATTGTAATTACCACTAACTGGTACGCTTACAATATACGTTTCATTCTGATAATTTCCAGCCTGATTATTTGCACCTAAAATCGGAAGATTCAGTACTGCTGTATGTGTCTGCCCTATTGGATTTATTTGTGGCCCAAGTACCCTTGTCGCTCCTTGAATACCAAACAAAAATGCATCGTCATGATTCACTACAAACGTCCAATTACCACCCGATGGAAAAAATAACGACCCGGTTATAATCATGTCATAACCTTGTGTCGCTATAGCTGCTACTGTGCTATACCCGTGGAACATACCATTAGTATCATAGGTATCAACCTGCATCGGTTGATACCAAGGATCGGTCCCACGATTTAAGTTGAAACTATTAAACTGTAAACTCTGTAGATTTGCATACGAAGCTACAGCTTGCGACGTTAACGTTGGATACGTTCTTTGAAATCCATTGTTACTACTAGTGTTGTAATACAAATAAGCATTAGCTGAATTTAACGTTACACTAGCTGGATAAAATGGATTCGTAGGCTGTGTAGCTGCTATCACTTGAGATATTATTTCTATACCTTGAAATGTGTTGTCATTTGCACACGTAGTATAGATTATATCTCCAACACCCAACTGCGTACTATAAGGAAATGGATTCGTATAACTTGGCGGATCGTAAACAGCAATAACATTACTCTGTATTGTCGGACCTACAACTACAGCTGTCCTTACATACTGTGTAAGATTATCTTCTACCGTAGGAGTACCAACAAAAAACAGTTCGCCACTTATCGGAAATGCCCTTAATTCTAACCCATAAATATCACGTACATCACCTGCATAATCAAATACAGCTTTTGTAGTATCAGCTTGTACCAATGTTGGAGCTGTTGGTACTAACGGATATACCACCCGCAAAGCTTTACTAAACCTAGAGAATTGACTTCCATTTAATGTTCTTAAATACCACGTTTGATCTCTAGAGGTTCTAGTTAAATTAAATGTCTGAGTAGTAAATAAGCCTACTCTTCCTTGTGACTGTGTTCCCCATCCAGAATCAACATTTCTTACCTCACAACCTGTTACTGGAGCTGATCCTAAATCTACTGTTACATAATTTCCAGTCGTGGAATCCACAATAGCTGTTATCTGTGCATTATCTAACGTAGCTAAATGAGCATTCAATACCTGCGGCAATGTTATATAACTAGGCGGAGAAACCGTTTGTGTTGGAACTAATATGTTTTGTTCTCGTTCTAAGAACGATGGTAATAGCCTTTCTAAATATAAATCTGGACCGTAGTCTATACTTATATTTAGAACTTCCTGTTTCAATTCAACTACAGATATTCTTGCTGTATTAACAAAAAAGTTTTGCCCTGTTACTCCCCGCACTAACGAATTAACATAGAAAAATTCCCCGGACTTGGGATAGTCATATAATGACGGTGAGAATAATGACTCATATCTAAATGGAACCGTCACTACTGTATAACTACCTTGAAACTGTGGGTATTCTCTATCTAATATAGCAGCCGCGGCTGCGGCTTCACATTCATCTGATGTCCTTGGTAACGGTGATAAATTCTGCATTATAGCTGAACGTACACCATCATCACCGGATATAGCCGCCTCTGCTGCCACCGCCACTGTATCTCTAACTCTAGCGACACTTTGTCCGGCACTCCAGCTTAAAAATCTTATTCTAGCCCCAACTGATGGAATTGTGTCTGTATAAAAAGACAACTCATAGGCTTCGCCAGACTGGGAAATCTGTGCAGTCTGATTTATCATCCCAAACCCAAGCTGATATACAACCGGTGTACTTAACTGAGACGGTAGCCAGGGATTATTACCACCCGACATACCTGTTAAAGATTGCACTGTTAAAAACCCTTGTGGAGGTTCACTTAATACTGTGTAGTTTATAGATACATTTAAATCTATTCCGTTAATCAGACAATACAAAGCAAAAGGCGGAAGCGTTACGTTTGTCTTTGTGTACTGTGTTACTACTGGTGGCGGTGCGGATGGGAATAAACCAAACAACGGATTTAACTGCTCTATGACATAGTTACCTAAGTTTACGTCCGTAATTACAAATGTTATTGCTCCAGACGCAGCTAGATTCTGATTTCCGTAGTACTTGGTCTGTGTAAGATTACCATACGGCCGTATATATCTAGACTGTGTATTTGCGCCTATCCATGTCTGCAATACATATTGATGATTTATCTGCGATACTACCTGTGTACCTACATATTGACCATTCAATATTGGCTGTACAACAATGCCCGCCGCCCCTGAGGCGGTTACAAGTACATCATTTACACTTGAACTTACCGTACCACTATCCGCTGTTGGACCATAGTGTGACGAATACGTTTGTAAACCTACTACAGTTATTATTCCAGTTGTTGGATTTATAGCTGTAATAGTGAACGATTTTCCGTTCATTATAGATGCAGCAGCTGCAAAACCTGTACCTTTTATAACATACCCAGGTACCCACGGTCCTAAACTTTGAACTATAGCTGAATACGTTATGGCTGCAAAATTTCCGGGTCTTGCTTCTATCCCTGTTGCTGGTATGTCTGTTGCATCTCCATTAGAGTCTACTGACGGATGACCTGGACCAAGTGATACAGTTCCACTAACATAATTTATAGTTATCGTTTGTCCTGGTGTTACATTTACTGTTATTGGGGCTGTTGTCCCAGCGTTATTAAATGGATATGCAGAATTTAAACTACCCCCTAAATTCCACGGAGCTGTTGTGCTCTGTACCGTTACATTACTACCGTTTACACTGATTACCCATGAACCTGAATTATTTCCATACTGCCAATCGTTTACTCCTAATGATAATTTTGTAACTCCAGCTGGAACTGTAGCTTGTATTCCTATGCCAACTAAGAACGGCAACGCTTTAAGCTGTCCTGTGTTATCAGTCCATGCCCCAAGTAAACATGCACCATTGATAGATGATGCAAGGAATCGAATATATGTTAAATTTACTGTACTGCTAGTCGGTAACGTTTCTACATCATAAATGTTTACCGGTCCAAATCCTTGTTGCCCTGTTATACCGAATCCCGCTAAACAGTTTCCGGGTAAAAATGTAGATGTTCCATATATACCACCAATTATTCCTCCACCACCAGAAGCTGTATCGTTAAAAATAATTTGCCCGTGTTGTAGATTTATTCCACCACCAAGTTCTAAGCCATTTTGAGCTTGAATATATGTAGCTAAGTTCTGCGGAGTATATACTCCAACTGAACCTTTCTGTATTACATTTAATGCACCTACAGCATTTCCATTTCCATCCGCCAGAATACATACACCTAACGGATCGTTTACGGTCCATGTACCTTGTGTAAATGAACTTTCTGTCCAATCATCGGATAATAATTCGGAAGATGTTCCTTGAAATACTTGATGCTTTAACTGAAAGTTTGATGTGAACCCATCCCCAATAAAATAATTATCCCAATTTGTCTGCGGTTCTACATCTCCAATAACAATACAATCATTTACAGGCGGGACTGTAACTAAACTTGTTTTTAGCTCTAACGGTGATAATGATTTTTCTTTTTGTGTTGTATCATCATAAGCTATACCTAAAGGCTTATCTCCGAATGGCTGATATATTATCTGTTTATTGATTACTTTGTAGTGATACCTATTGGCATCTGCAAATGTCTTAGCTACATCAGACCAAGTCTGTGACGGATCGTAAGCAAAATATGGAACCAATGTTCCACTCGCCATCAACGTTGTATTGAAAAAACCAGGAGCTAAAGCTGTAGCTATGTTAGCTAAGATTTGACTATCAGTCTGATTAACAAAGGCAGGAATATACGGTACTGTCTTAACATTTAACAACCATTCATCTGACGTTACATTTATATTGTATGTGTAAACTTGATTTTGTACTGTAGCTATTTTACTTGTAGACTTCGTACCTTGACTTAGACCTAAATATGTTCTTTCTGGCTCAGTAGTAATAAAACCAGTAGCCAGTATTTTAAACGCAACTACCCCCACACTAAATACCCATGAACCAACATTATCACTAAAAAGTATAGTGTCGTTTATACCTAGTAATAACTGAGTCGCACCGCCCGGAGCTGTACCAACAAAATTATTTCCTACAGCGAATGGTGCTGAAACTAAGTTACCCGACGAATCTGCCCATGCTCCAATACAACAACCAGCATTACACGTATTAGGGGCACACCAAAAACCTGGCCATCCACTTGTTTGTGGTGAACTGGGACCGGGATTTGTAGGATCACCAGTTGGTCCATAAAACCCATACGTTCCTGATTTTCTTGAAACTGTCCCCGATACATAATTTAAGGTATATGTTTGTCCCGCTACAACACTTATACTAGCAGGCGACGTTCCAGTACCACCTGAATTATACGAATACCCCGAATTTAATCCACCCGTAATAACCCAAGGCTGATCTGTTCCTGTTACAGTTATATTACTTATAGGCGTATTAGAGATACCTGATGATGAATCCAGATAAATTTCACTTTGTACTGTTACGTACGAACTTCGTCTTGGTACAACAAATAACTGATCTATGTTACTCAACTGAAATGATATTAAAGTAGGAACATTAACGGAGTCTTCTATATTTAATGATCCATCAACTACATACCTTGTGTAGTCAACGTTTCCTGATCCGTTGTTTATAAAGACTTTCATTTATAAAATTTCACGTCGGAAGTTACCAGCACCTTGTCTGCCTCTTGTTTCATATACTTTCTGAAACAATCCTTCTAAACTTGTACTTCCAGCTCCAAACTCTGTATTCTGTATGTTGCTTAATGTATCGTTTAATGCACTGAGATAATTCATTTCTGCACTTAAGTGCGCCTGTTTTGCACTCAATATGTTGTATTCAATAGACGATCTTTGTTGTGCCATTGATAGCATAGCACCATGAGCTTGTAACGCCATAGTGGAAGATAGATCATTAGCAACCGATGGCATAGCTGGTGATGGCTGTGCAGTAGCTGTTTGACTTATAATCATAGACTTACCTGTTGCTGTATTACCCACACCTTTGAATACGCTACCTAAAGAATCTGCAAACCCAGTAACCATAGCTATTACATTATCAACACCACCAATAGTCTTTAACTTTTCTACTGTAGGCGCATTTAATACATGCTCGCCTTCGTGACCATATATCAAACCAGTCCTTTCAATTGGTCCGCCCTTTTCTAATACTGGTATATTGCCAGTTTCTAACCAGTTTAAAAATCCCTGCATGTCATACCCTTCAACTTTACCTTGTGCAACTAAAGGCTGTACATCATCAACGGCAGCTGTACGACTTGGTGAACCTGGTGACGAACCTGCTGCTGCCTCAAAATCTTTATAAAAGTTTGGATTTTGTTGTGATACATATTGTGCTGCGTCTTGCCATTGTTGTGGAACTTGTGTCAACCAGTTTTGAGTACCATACTGTCCACCTGTATCCCCAGCCGGTACATCCAAACCTAACAACTGAGCTAATAACAATAGTAAACCAGAACCAGTAGGCATGGAACCACCAGCATACATTGCCTGTAGCTGGCTCATTATCTGCCCTGAAGATAATCCCGATGTTAATGCCGATACAACTTGCGATAAAGCCAACACTTGTGCTATTTGATAATCTGCTTGTTCTTTTTGTGCTTGCAGTAATTGTTGTTCTAGTCCAATTCTTGTTGTCGCTAATCCAAAGATTTTACTTTCTGCATCTACCTTAGCTTGATTGATAGCTATTTCTTCATCCATTTGTTGCAACTGCATGTCTCTCTGATATCTAAGCTGTCCTATTTCTTGACCTTTAGTCATAGCCGTTGTACGCTGACGAGCTAAGACTCCCTGAGTTAATATATCATATTCTTGTTGAGCTGTTTGATTTATCAACTGTTGTCTTTGATACTCAAGATTTATTAACGTTAATGCATCTTGTATAGCTGTTTGTTGTGCCTGATTCAATTGTTGACTTAACGTTGTTACATAGTTTTGCAGACTAAGTGTAAGAAACTGATTTGCTTGACCCATCTCTTGTGCATTACCTTGTGCTGCTGAAGCGAATTCTTGATACTTTTGTATAATCTGATCCAGTGAATTTAAATAATCTTGAAACTGTAAAGGCTGAGATAAAGTTATTAGTGACGATGTTAAATTTTGTAATATCTGTGTCTGCTGTTCTACCAACTTAGCAATTTCAGAATCAATAGCCTGTATAGCTTGTTGTACTTGACTTGGCTGACCTTTCTTACTCTTGCTTCCTTTTTTATCACCTGACAACATTGTTAATGCTTGTTGTCTTTCCCTGCGTAAATCTGCAATTGTCTGTGCTAATGAAATAGTACCAGCATTCATAGAGTCTATTATTGATTGCATCTGATCTTGGACCTTCTTCAAATCTGAAGTAAGTCTTGCCTGTTTATTTCCAAAAATAGCCCCGAGAGCTGCCCCTCCAACTGCCCCTGCGGCTGCTCCTATTGGTCCAAAATTAGAACCTAACTGCATTCCTGCCATGCCACCACTTAAAGCCCCACCAGCTGCATTTTTACCACCAGTGACGCCTTGTATAACTCCTTGTATTCCTGCAATCCACCCACTTAAGTTTTTAGTAAAGTCTTGCAAACGTGCTGCAAATGGAACCTGTGCACCTGTTAACTTATCTGTACTATGAAACAAATTCATAAAAGACGTAGCAAGAGCCTTAACTGGAGCTTTCAACTGTGATAACGCACTATTATCATTATCATTACTAGACTTATTTTTGTAATTCACTTCGGTACCTTGTACTTCAAAACCTTTTAATCCACCGACTGAATCATTTAATGTTGACGTAGGCTTATTGCTGTTATCAATCTTATTCAATACTTTTACTAAACTACCTGTTAGTTTGGATATTTCCTGTGTCAGTTTTTCTACCATCTTTGACAACATTCCAACTTGTGGTGCATTTATTACCTCCTCATTTTTATGCAACCAAGCTGGACCTGTTTCTGTAACTATTCCTCCTACTTGAAAATTTTTCCAAGGAAACGCATTATCGAAACCTTGTGATGAATCGTAAGTCGGAAAATCTGTATTATCCTGTGCCGACTGTAACGGAATATTTGTTAACGGTACTGCCTGCGAAGCTTGATCTTGCAACAATTGTTTTCTTACAGTCTCTAACGCATCCCCAAAATATTTAACTTCTTTTGCTGTATCTCTATATACAGAATCTAACATATCTACTGTACTAGCAGATTTTCCAAGAGCCTCATCAAATATCTGTTGTGCTGACTTAGCTACGTTTAATCCGGGTACCTTATTAGACTGTGCTTTTCTTAAATTATTGTAAACTGTAAACTTAGAGATATTCTCTAATGACTTCGACAGGTTATTAAGAACTGACACTGCCCCTGATGTATTTCTAAATTCTCCAACCAACCCTGCTATCTGTCCAAATACATTCGATAAAGGACCAGACAAATCCTTAGCTTGAGCTAATTGCTGATTTAATTTTTGCTGCTCTAATGTTGCTTGAGAAATAGACTCATATATTTTTGTATAGTATGCCTGCGTCTGTCCTACAACATTTAATTGTTGTATCTGTTTTTCTATAAACTGATCTGTTAAACTCAAAAGCTGTGTATCAATAGCATATGCTTTCTGTGAAGAATCAATATCAACTGATCCTTTAGCTATTGTATACTGTGTTTCAAGAAATCTTTTAGCTTTGTCGTAATGATTTTGTAAAGCTTGTACCTGTATGTCTGCTTCTTGTAACTCCAACTGATTTGTTTGTTTTATAGCAGCTAATCTTGCTAATCCTTCTTCCTTAGCAATGTTAGCTAGTTCAATAGCATTATTTTTATTGGCGTCTTTTTTAGCACTTAATCCACTTAACGTTAAATCAAGCTCTTCTTTAATCAATGACTTACGATCTTCTATATATGTCTGTGCACCTACATTACCTTGCTTAAATTCTGTTTCTAGAATGGTCGTTCGTTCTTTAACTCCATCCAACTCAATCTTATTGATAGTTTCTATATAAACACGATAGGCTGCTTCCTCATCACTAATCAACTGTCTGTTAATACTATGCAACTGTGTATTTTTTCTAGTCTCAATAGCAATTTCTGCGTCTGCTTCCCTTTCTCTCAAAATCTTTTTAGCTAGTTCAGCTGATTCTGCATTCCCTGTTTGATAAGGCTTACCATCAATTTCAATTGATTCCCCAACTTTTACTGCTTTTAACTTTTCCTCTAAATCACTTCTAAGTTTCTTTATCTCCGCATCTGATTCTTCTGTCTTTATGGCTTTTTCTTTAGCTGCATATTCCCTTAACGATATTATACCTTCATCATATTGATCTTTTAAAGCTTGATCTTCTGCTGATATACGTTGTTTTAACGCATCTAAAATGCTCTTATTCATCAACTGATGTAACTGTGATGTTTGCTCTGCTATTTTCTTTTGTGCTGCAAACCATGCGTCTTGTTTTTCCTCTTCTTCTTTTGACTTAGGTTTAACTAATAATGCGTTCCAAGGGGTACGACGGTTATCCGATAAGGACGGTAAAGATGAAACATCAGGTGGTCTTAGTTTATCTTTTTCTGATAAAGCTTTTATTTGACGTGCAATAAACCCTTCTGGTGTATTCTTTAAGGCATCTACTGCATGTTCTTTAATATAATCCCAGGCCTTACCTCCGGCCTGTTCTACCTTCTCCCACGCTGAAACTATATTCAACCCAATAGAGTCAGATAAATAATCTATAACAGGTTTAGCAGCGTTTTTAAGATCTGACCAATACGATATAGATTTTTTACTAACTATGTCCCATGCCGCTGTTAACTTTTCTTTAATCTCTGTCTCTAATTCTCGAGCTGCTGGAACTATATCTGAAAATGTTAAACCCACTGTTTTAGCTACTAAAGCGATATAACCTAAAGCTGCCCCAATAGCAATCACAACCGGTAACGAAGCTAATAATCCAGCTGCGGCTACCCCTCCGCCCACACCTTCGGCTACACCTACCCCTACACCTACTCCCGCCCCTTCGCCGACACCTTCGGCTACACCTACCCCCACACCTTCAGCTATTCCTTCCCCAGCCCTTATACCTTTTGTTGGCGTGTCTAATGATTCTTTAGCTAATTTTAATATACCGTACTTATAAGCTAATTGTACAACTTTTGATCCAAGCTTTTCTAATTCAATTCCTTGCTTAATAGCCCATATTCCAACTTTAACTGCAATCAATCCTTCTACTACATGCTTTAAAGTATTAAAATTATCGGCTACCCATTTAACAGCATTACCTAAATGTGTTCCTACCTTTACTGCTATATCTTCTAATTTTGGTCCTAAACTAATTAACAACTGAGACATTCTTTGTATAGCTTCATTAAAGCTATTACTATTTGTGATTCCTTTAGCTATACCTTCTATAAAGTTCTGTTGTGCTACTGTAACTTGTTGTAATATTTCTGGTACTGTTGTAGCCGCCTTACCAACTCTAAGAAACATCTGTTCTTCTTGAAACTGTAAATTAACAAATTCTACTGTTTTTTTATCTAATGGTGATAACGTATTTGATAACCCTCTTACAGCCAATTCTTGTCTATTTATACCTGTGACTCTACCAATAGACCTGGCATAACCAGTTATAAAATACTGTTCCAACGCCCTCATAGCTTCTGGAGCTGTATGCCCTGTTGCCCTTGCAAGTTCTACTGTCGTACCTACTAACTTAGACATCTGTTCTTCAGTTAATTTCATTCCTGAACGAAGAAACGTATTGGCTGTTTTATATAAATCCAAGTCTGCTACTAACCCCCGCGTATTAGCACGAAGGTCTTTCAACATATCTTCCCCTGATATTCCCTTACGTTCTGCTAACCTTTCAAATTCAACTCTCAACTGTTGTGCTGGTCCTACAGCGCCTACTAAATCAGCTTTTAGTTCACCAACTTTTTCAACTAACTTATTGATAAGTTCTATACTTATACCACCAACTATTATACTACCCAATACACCACCACCAGTTAACCTTTGTAATGTATTTCCAATCCCACTAGCTGTTTCTTTGGCAAAACCAGTTAATTTTCCAGCTATAGATTGTTCCTTTTGTTCACGCAACTGCATACTTAATAATTCTAGTCTTTCTCTTTCTTTACTTATTGCTGTGGATACTGAAGCAATGTCTACTTTACGATATTCTTCTTCCTGAGCCATTACCCGTAGCTCAGCTTGCATAATACTCAATTTTTCTTTCTCTTTATACACTTCTTCTACAGCTGAAGATGTAGATTCACCCAACAAACCTCCAACACCTAATAGTCCACCAATCTTAGGAGCTGTATATGGAGAATAACCTACCCTTTGTTTTATCTTTGCTACTGCGGCTGCATCTACAGTAGAAGCTTGAATTCTTTCCTGTTCTTTTTGCAGCCTGAGAAGCTGTTCTGATCTTGTTATCTGTACTTCCTGTAAACCTAATTTCGCCCTTTCTTCCGCTATCTGTTTCTCTGCTAATTCTAAATCTACTCTTTTAACTCCAGCTTGCGTTCCTTGTACCCTTAGTTCAGCTTCCATTAAAGCTAAACGTTGTTTTTCTTCACTTAAAGCTGCACGAGACTGAATAATCTCATTGTTCGTATAAGGTGTAACAGATAGTTGCCCAGTCTGATTAACTGCACCTAATACTTTTTGTTGTGCAGCTATTCTTCGTACACGTTCTTCTTCAATTAGTTTTTCTTGCTTTAGTCTCTCAGATGCTTTTAACTCATCGGCTAACTTCTTTTCAGCTATATATGCAGACTGTTTTTCAAACGAAAGCTGCTGCTGTTTTAACCTTAAATTAGCTTGTTCTGCTTTTGTAGCCGCCCTTGTTATTACTTCTTGTTTCTTTAATTCAGCTGTTTCTAATATCTTTAACTGTAACTTAGTCTTTAAAGCTTCCTGATTCTTCTTTTCCCATGCAGCTTTCGCTTTATCAAACTCTGCCATAGCTTTAGCTTCGGCAGCTAATCTTTGTTGTTCGGCTATCTGTTGTTTAGTTAAATCAATCTGTTCTTTTTGTACTGCTTTCATTGACGCAGCATCAGCTTTAGCTTGTGCATTGATAGCATTAAGCTGGGATTTAATCTCATTGACTGCTACTTTCCAGTCAGATGTACTAATTCCCAGCTTAACTAATAGCTTTTTTACTGGTTCATCCATAAGCTATCTCCTAATGCCATAAGCCTTTCGTATCTGTTCTGATGTTTCATCATGTGATGTACCAACTTTACTTATACCAGGTGGTAAGGGAATTCCTAATGATTCCATATACCTTCTAGCCTGCTCACCTTTTACTTGACCTAAATTAAAATCACCTTCGTGGGCTATTACTCGTCCACGCTCATCTTTTATAGTCTGTTGTGCGAAAAATTCATCAGGCATTTTTTCAGGTCCAATACCATCATAGTTCTTTCTAAATTTACCAGCCTGACTTCGTACTGTTTCATTATCATTACTATATTCTTCCATATGTGGTTTGCTTTTTAATTTTCTTTTCCAATTATATGCCTGTTCAGATGACCTCCAACCCATTAATACTATTTCTGACCTGGTAAACCTTTCCTCTATCTCATGCCAAGGCAAACAAAATGTTTCCATTAACGAACAAACTGCTGCAACTGCTGGAATCTTTGACCTGTCATCATCATTTGGGTCTGCTGCCCACTTTGGGAGAGCCGAGAGAAAAAATCCTTTACCCGATTCACTTTCAATTGGCCCTCAATGATGCTCCATTGCCTGTTTGAACTTATATTCATCTGTACCCAATCTCTGTCTATGTGTTTCTTTTTACCAAACGGATTCAGCACAATAACTACAGTATCTGCAATCATGTCAAACGATTCATCTAATAACCCTAAAAATGCTTTAGCTTTTGTTTCAAAAGGCTGATCTATACTTTCCTGGGTAAAAGCTTGTAGTTCCGTAGTCTTATTCAGAACACGATCCTTAAATTGTCGGTAGAATTTTTTCTCAGCAACTTGTGGGAGTTCTCTGATAGTAAACAGTTCTGTTGTATACTCACCGTTACCATCTTCTACTTGGACTTTAAGAGCGAATGTTTCATACTCCTGGTCCAATAGTTGCTGAATATCTTCAGGCGTTGGGGGCTTTTGTTCTTCTAACCACTTATCATAGTATTTTTTTAAGCCTTCTGTAATGACTTCTTCATTTCTTTTTTCTAACGCTACTAATTCTTTAGCTTTCCATATTTCAAATAACTGCTCGTATTCTTGTCTAATCAATACTCTCTGCTCAAGTTCATTTTTCTTATTACCAATCCATTCATTTGTTTCTAATACTTTTGGGTCTTCGGTACTTACACTCACTACTTTTTCGTCGTCCATTGTAACTTCTCCTTAGGTTAATTATCATTCGAGTGTACCAATAAAGTAGGGTGGGCTTATTAGGCCCACCCATTATATTAAATACCAGCTGCTTCCCCAGCCTTTAAGTAATAGGCTTTGTAAGCAACGACCGTTTCACCATCAAGTGGATCGTCGAAAGCTAGTGCTTCAAACTGTGCGTCTAATTGAAAACCAGACTCATCAGTCGTACCAGCATTTTCAATAGTCCACGCTGCGGCTACATCTTTGTTCTGAGAAATGGAACAATGAGGATAATATATTACTATCTGTGCCCCATCCACCGTGTTACACATAAGCAAACAGGTATATTCAGCAATGAACGTTCCACCTTCCCTGGCTGCCCAACCTTTAATAGGTACAACTTTCATACCAGCGGCCCCTGTACCAGTAGCGTAATTAAACACACTAGCTGGATTTCCAGAACCACCACCTACAAAAGGCTGATCTAATGTTAACACGTTACCTGCAATCGAAACTACCCTGGCAACATAATCAGTATTCTTTCGGTAGTAATCAATATCAGTAACTGCATTCTGATACACGTTAATACCTGCGTCTGATAATGCTGAACCAAAGGTACCAACTACATAATCGTTTTCCATTGCAATATAACTACCCGGATAAATCTGTGCAAGCTGCGGAATAGTTGACAACGTTAGTGTAGGAGCTGTTTGCTGTGGTGCATCCCAACCAATAGGACTACCTGGTGTATATGCAGAAACTACAGCACTAGGTGAACCAGAAGCTGATAATGGACCAACTGTACCTCCAGCTAAACCAGATGCACTTAACAAGTTAATAACGTTTGCACCAGTAGCTAGACGATACTGCATACGTCCATATTCATTGAATTTCAATTCAAACGATTCACCTACTTGGCCACGATACTGTGCACGAACTGCACCACGATAACCAGACCTAACTTGACCGATCTTAGATTCTACGGTCAATTTAAAATCCTTTACCCACCCAAGATCAGCTAGACCGAATGGGGGATAATATGAATCAAATGGACCTTGTGTAAGATCAATTATAGTTGGACCACTAACAGTACTTGCTACAGCCGATCCAAGAGCCACATTGTAGGGAGCAAAATAGGCTCGGAACCCAGCCCCTACAACCAGCTTATTTTTCCTGAATGGCTGTTGTAAACTTTTAGGAAAGCTCATTCTATACTCCTTTTAGCTGCTCTACGCAGCGGGGATGGTGCTGTATCTCTACGATTCAGTCACCATTATTATCTGCTTTCCATATACATTCTAAACTATACAAATTTTAAGCTGTAATTGCGTCTGTCATATCCCAAACCCTTAATGCAGCTGCACAATATGTTAAACCACTAGCCTTATCCAATTTTTCATGGAACGTTACTGGATTCCATGTAATAGGCTCATTAGGAGTACTTGTAGCTACCCCTGTAAAAATTCCAGCACTATTCATAGACCAAGTTAATTTTTGTGTGTAACCCGGAACCAGCCCATTTAATAAATACCCCTTCATAGTCTGAGCTATGTAATACTTATCTCCTCTGTTAGCTTGTCTAGTTCCAGGCTGCGTATCTGTTCCTCTATTTATCCATACCCATTGTATCTGATGAAATATCATTGGCGAATACTGTGAATATCCTTGTGATCCTATTGGAGCTTCTCCTATTATCAATAAGTAAAAACAATCATAAGCAAAGTTTTTTGGGGGCCAGTCTTGTGCGTTTAAAATTCCACCTACTAACTTAGGCGTGTTTGTTGGATTACTAGCTGCTGCTAGTATTCTAGACTTTACATATTCATAAAAACTATATATGCAATCTTGAAACATAATCTACATTTGCCTATTGGCATACAGTTTATGTAACGTTTTAAAATGGTCTACCCCGAAAAATGTAATCAACTTATCTTTTATTTCTTCTGACGGCGGTTCCATTAACATACCATAAAATAAAAATCCATAATAAAATCCTGGGTCAAGTTTCAATCCCTGCCACGTTCGACACTCCATAGTCATAGTTATTCCAAACATATCTTTTACACCACGCCAATCTGCATCGCATAAAATGGCGTCTTTAAAATTACCTCTATGGATATTTGAACCACCCCAACTAGTACACGTAAAATTTGCACCTTCAGCATTTATGAACTTACAATTAGTATCTTTAAATACAGCATACGGACATGAAGCTGATCTAAAATCAGCTTTTTCTAAATTCATCCCTGTAAAGTCTGCACCATGCAACTTAAGACCTCTAAACTTATTACCTTCTTTAGAAATTTTTTCTAACTGATCTCTAGTCCATCCCGACATATAATCCCCACTATTCTTCCATTCCAAATGTTAACACTTTTCTATCATCTGTATTATCTAAACTAGGGTCACCTGGCATAACAACTCTAAATGACTTATTTAATGTTGGAGATGTATCTGCTATCCCTATTGGAGCTGAGTCTGAAATAATAGGGATTATACGTTTCATGGCCCTAACTGACGCACTCTGTAATTCTTTTGTTATACCTTGCGCTGTTTTACTTTTGAACTTTACTTTTTTCAATTCCTGTTTCAATATATCCCAGTACTGATTTTCATGTATACTAATGTAACCCGCGGGAGCCTGAAAACTAAGCCAAACATCTTCTCCGTCTGGATTCACTCCCAGTACTGTCCGCGGGCCTTCTTTACTTTGACGCATATTTCCCCACTCCCAGACTTCAGCGTAAGCTGCGGCTTCACCTGTTGCAGCTACACCTGCTGTTATTTCTTTGTCGTGCTCAGCGAGTTCCAATAAGAACTCATCAAGATCGTCAAAGAAACTAGTCGCATAGATAGTAGGAGCCATGTTATTTTAAAATCTGAAAAATTCCAACTAACAGATTATACGTTGCACTATCAGAACCAGATGTAATTAAACCACCTGTTGGAGCTGTTAAACTAGCAGGAGCTACCATCGAACCCCCCAAAATATAATTAAGCTTTTCCTGGGCTTCTTGAAAATTCAATAGCACAGACTTAATCATACCCGGTAAGTCCATAATAGGACCTGCTGCGGCTATAGCAGCTGCTTGTGCTGTTGCACTAAAGGGTGAATTGTTAATAGCAGACGTCATGTCTGTTATAATCTGAGTCGAGTTACCGACAGCACCACTGACTTTCGGTAAGTGACTACCAGCATCTAACTCATCTTTAGTCCAACCTAATGCTAACAATTCTACATCTGTTAGCGTTACATTTAAATAACTGATCTTTTTTTCTATCATTGTACTTCTCCTTAGTTTTTTAATTATTAAACTCTACCCCTAAAAGCAGGCTGAAACTGAATACTGTGACGCCTCATTGCCAACGTAACTGGTGATATTTCCTTTATATGTATCTCTTTTTTCTCGGTCGTCCCCCCACCATTCTTTAATAATACAGTAGCTGAGGATTCCCCAAGAGCTAAGATCGTTCCAATTCTTACTTCACTTGTAATTGGACCTGATCGATTTGTTTGTCTACGTACTAACACATCATCATTTACTTTAAACCCTGTGTGTACTTCAGACATATCATAGGCTAAACTACCTACTCCATCTATCATTGTTCTTAAACTACTCATACATTCTCCTTATCGCCTTTGGTATAAAGCGTCAGAAACAAATTGGTCTACTCTACCTTTATATGACTTTCCACTATCGTCCGTCATTTTCAATTTGCCACTTGGACTTATCTTTGCTGTATAACCAGAGTCCTTATGGGTGTAGTTAGATGATCCATCATTACCAAAATGATGCTTAAATCCCCAACTTTTCAATTCACTGTGAGCTGAATTTCCATATCCTGGCCTACGACCTGATCCTGGTCCTCCAGCTTGTATTCCCTTTATTGCCTTTTTCATGTTATCTCCTTTTCAATTTCTGCTCAACCCATCACGAGCGGTTGCGGTTCATCCGGCAATCTGAGCACTCGCGTGCCAGTCCCCGGTTACTGCTTCATTCAGATAGGCAATGAGGCGATCCGTCTGCCACTTTTCTTCCGCACCCCCCGCCGCATCCCACGCCGCCCACGCCGCCCACGCCGCATCCGCCGCATCCCTCGCCGCAGCCCTCGCCGCATCCCTCGCCGCATCCCCCGCCGCAGCCCTCGCCGCATCCCTCGCCGCATCCCTCGCCGCATCCATTGCCGCAGCGGTTATCTCTCCGCGTGCAAACTGCCGAGCTGCTTTAATAGCTTCTGCCGGTCGTTGATCGTTTGGGTACTTCGCAAGCCAAATATGTTGAACATGTTCGGCACAGTCCGCAGCCCAAAGACGGAGAATCTTGTCGCCTCCGTCAACCGCATTATTGAGTGCCCAGAGAACATCCTCGCTGCCATTGGTTTCGAGAATCCGCGTCAGCGGTAACTCGGTATCCATTCCAAAGCTAGTGCCCAGAGCCTCACGTAGATGCTTGTAGCGTGGTACGCAGGCATCCGCATCTTTCAGTTTTTGCAGTGTGGTGGTAATCATCGCGATTCCCTTCTTCCAGCTTGCGGCCATCCTCAATTTTGTTTTGAAAAACAAAAGGGCTAGATTACTCTAGCCCTGCACTGTTCCTGCTGCCAACTGACCTACCCTTGTGCCTTTTTGGGATACAGGATGTAAGGACCAGCAGACCCAGACTTCAAGATCACCCGGCGGATTTTCTTTTCCTTCCACAACGCCTTGCAGGCCGCGGCCACCGACGACCGATCCAGTCCAGACTTTTCGCGCAAGCCTTCGCGCACAAACTTCCCGGGCGCCTTGGCAATCAATTTGTAGATGACCTCGCTGGCCTTCTTCACATTCATCGATTCCGACTTTCCCTTTGGAGCCAACGATGCCTTCACAACAACCTTCGCGGACTTCTCAGACTTCACATTCATCTTCATATTGTTCTCCTTTTTGGATTCAGATTTACCAGCCTTCGACTTCAATGCTGCCAACTGTTTCAGAGTCAACCCAGTCAAAACCGATTTGATGTGCTTGCAATTTTCCCTGGGACTGGTCTTAGTCCACCGAGGACATGAACACGTCATCTTGTTTTCCTTTTTGCTAACCACATACTTGTTGCCAGTGGAACCGATCACAATTTTCTTTTCTCCGTTATTCATAATTCTCCTTTTCAATTTTGATGTTCAAACTTTTTGCTGCTCATTTTACTTCTTCCACCCGAATGATCTGATCTTTTGTTACTGTTACTTTTTGTCTGCCGTCAAATCCAACACCTTCCAAGCAACAGTAATCAACAGCGGCTTGTCCTGATGTATGGAAAATGTGAATATATGTAACAGGTCGTCCGGGTAGCTCATACCACACTGCCCACTTTTTTGTTGGTAGAGGCTCTGCGAATCTGCCGTCACAATTGAAACACCACGTTGAACTGATAAATTCATTAATGGTATTTCTTTCTTCTACTAATGGTTTACCACAATGTCTGCAATTCATAACACGCTCCTTGCTAACTTGGACTTTGCTGTGTTGGATAGTTGCTCAAACTTTGAGTACACAGCTGGATCAAGTTTGGCCCAGCCTTCAAATCTACTGGGATGGAAGAAATCTAGTACAATACCAACTGCATGTGAAATGGGAATGTTTTGGTTTTTATATTGAGAGGCACAATCATACTCTACTGCCGCCCAACAGATTCCCATTACATTCTTAATTTGTTTTTCTTCTTCCGGAGATAATTTTACTCGACTCACTGGGCACCTCCTCTGTGGAATATCACGCGACCTTTACCACTTCTGGAACCTGAATGGTTCCGGAATGAAGATGTTGGAATGTGTACGCGTTTCACAAAGTTCATTTCCCGAACCTCGGCGGCGTGGTGCGTTTTAATCTCCCCACGAACTTCTTCGTCAACCACAACCTGAAGTGGTACCCCATTCATAGTAATGTTTCTCAAATCAGGAACCCGATTCATACATTCTCCTTTAGATTGAAATTGATAATGCCGCCCGCCAAATGACCTGTTTTTAACTTCTGCCACCCGCTTCACTTCCATGAGTTAATTGTAGCATCTTAAAGATGAATGTCAATGGGGAAAAAGCATTATTTTTCCCAATCGATAATGGGGTCTGGACGACCCCTTGGTAGGCTAGCCCTTATTTTCAGGGCCGTTTTACACAATTTTGTTTTGAAAAAAAAAAAAAACAAAAGGCTAATCTATCACTGTTCCTGCTGCCAACTGACCTATCCCTTTGACTTTTTGGGATACAGCCGTTCTACAAAATTATTCATCCCCAGTGGTATCTGTTTCAATTTCATCTGCGGCGAATTCCTGGGGCGTCTCTCCATATGATTCACGCCTGGGCAACTGTTCTGGATTCAGGTAGCCCAGCACAACGTTCCGAACATAATGTGCAATGGAAGCTGCCATAACCCTATCGTCATGGCACCCGGGAGACGCAGATGGTATTCCTTTTTTCTTGTAATCTCTGACGAATGTTGCACATTCCTCAATCAATTTAATGTCGTAAATCAAGTCCGGAGATTCTGTAATGAAGTGACGAAGACGATTCAATGCCAATGGTCTTGTTTTTTGGTTTGTTGGAAAGCCGACGATTTCTCGCATCTGACTTCCACCACCTTGCCCTTTATTGCCTTTTCGCCAATCTTTTTTCCACCAATCCCGATGCTTATAAATGTTCCCATACATACAAGCAACTTCCATTGTTAAAATAACTGCTCCTCCATCCATGTTTCGCTCTACTGCTATCAGTGCATTATTGTAACGCTTGGCAAGATCAACTAGTTCCCATCCATACTCCTCTGGAATAATATGAGCGTGGTACGATGCAACCTGCTCCCCAGTAGCCTTATCAATAACAACCGCCGCGGAATAATCCAAGTCCCCTTTTCCTTCTGTCGTGTCTAAACCTGAAGCAACGTCTGCTCCGATTATGTACTCATGGTGTGGGCGTTCTTTTCTATAAATAGTTAATTTCTGATATTCCTCTTTTGGTTTATACGTTACTAGTTCAGTCCTACGCTCACGAATTATCTCTTTATCAAAGTATTGTTGACCAGACATTAAAAAACAACTAACGTCGTCCTCAGGATATTTCTCATCGAAGTCTCCTCGAAGTTCTTCTTTTTTTCGTCTTCTCCATGCTATCTGTTGTAAATTTAAATCAAACGTCATTATTAAACGAAGTTCATCTTTTTGTAATGAATCCTCATCTACAGGAATGTCATCATAGTATTCTTCGTGAAACCACCACGGATGAAAATGATACGTAAATTCTCTGTATGGTTTAGACGTATCCCTCGCCCTCATTGCCTCTTCAAAGAAATAACCACCCCAACCATTTGCTGTAGATTCTAAATCCAACGTACCTGCTGCTGGAATAGCTTCTTTTAAATTTGCTAACGTTGCTTCAGGATTGCCTTCCCATCTTGCAACTTCTGACGCTACAACATGCGTTGGCGTATATCCTTGCCCTGCTTCCTCCACTTCTGCTGACTCACAATGTATCGATACGTCGATCTGATCGAATACAAGTTCCCGTCTATTTGAATATACCGTATGTAATAAATGCTGATGTAATTCTCTTGCGAAAGTATTTTTGTCCTTATTGAATGGATCCTTTACTCCGAATGTATTGTATGCACGTCTTAAAATTCTAAAGTAGTCTGTTACAGATTGACCTTTTTGTGCAATCAATAATCCATTTTCACCTGGATTAAGAATACATGGAACAAATAGCCTGCGAATCATTGTGTACGTGGTGTACCCACCTTGACGAGGCTTAAGGAAAATGTTTCTCTTTCCTAGTTTACTTTCAATATCTAACTGTATACGATTTAATTTGAATGGAATTAAGTTCCTATTCCAGATCTTTAGTGGCGGGAGATTACGACGCTCACCTTTTTCAGGTGGCTTAGGTTGAATCCAACAATAGTTTTGAATAAATTTAGCTGCTCCCATTTCTTTCCATGCGGTCTGAAGTAGGAGCAGCTGTTCTTTTACCCTTGTCGAATCTGGCCCGTGATACGCAGATTTAGTTCTTGTAAAACCATATGGACTTGCTGTATGTATTACTGACACCTTGAATAGTATTTACTCCATATAAGCGTTGCATTAGCGAAGTGCAGCTTTCATCACGCGCGGTTTGGGGTATGTATATTAGCCCCACGTGATAGCGATACGCCTGAGAATGTTATCGACGACAACTGTTTAGTTAATTCTCTTAGTTTAGTCTGTACTTCTACGTCACCTTGATAATCAAGTATTCCTAATACAGTATGGTACGGGTATGTTTCATTCGCTTCACGAACCAACCTATAATAACGATCGTAAAGCCAATCTCCTACAGGTAAACCCTCACTATGCGGAAAAGCAATACGATCTCCAATTTTCAGTACACTTTCATGTTTAATTTCAATTGTTGTTTCTGATTTATTCCTATACTCCGTCCATGGCCTCCACGTATCTAAAACAATACCTTCATAAACTGGTTTATTTTGAGACTGCTCTGGAATATAAATACCACCTTTTGTTCTATGTTCTTTCGGAAGTACACGTACTAAAACATATGGAGACTTTGGAATAAACCTCCGCCCGTTCATAGACAGTTCATAAATAGACTGACATATCTTAGACAACTGTAATTCCAATTTCGCTATTTTATCTTGTACCTTTGTAGTATTTCTTTTCATTATCTTATCCTTATACAAGCTTTATTTTACTTTGTTCTACAGCTTTATTTATATCTTCTTGGTTATTAGCTTTGACTATAGCTGATTCTTTAGTCACAACTGGTGCCCATACAAACATCAATTTACCTTCTGGGTCTAATCCTTGTGGGTGAAATACACAAATATAAGTTGTTCCACAACTAGGACATCTATGTTTCTTGTTATGGATAGAGACTATACTTGAACAATCTACAGCATTAAATACTCTCAGTATAGGCTGTGGGGCTATCATAGACGTTTGACACTGCCCACAATTAAACTGCATCATAGTCTGTTGAATATCATTCATCGAACGTGTTCTCCAATAACCATTTCCATAGCTTTATGAAACTGTAAACCAATTCTAAACTGTGGATACTTTTCTTGGTACTTCTTACATAGTTTAACGTTATATGCGTTAATAGTATGCTCATAATTTACTGGATGTAGATAAACAGGCTTTCGCAAAGCTAATTTATCAATACGTTCCAATGTATCTGGTATCAAAGATTCTGGATCGAAATCTTCATCAACTAAAAACTTCAATTCGTTGGCTGTACTTATCATGTAACCTGTACAACCTTTTTTCGGTGCAACCGTTACCCATATAGCTGGATTAACATAATTTTTTGTTCCTGATGTTTCTAAATGTATAAATTTACCTTTTTTAGTTAACGCAGTAAACAAGTCCAATAAATCGTGCATCAAAGGCTCACCACCTGTAACACATACTCTCCTTATACTTTCAGGAATACGTTCTAATATCTCTTGTACTGTTAATCGTTCCTTAACCCGGTAGTCTGTATCACAAGCAAATTCTCTACCATCCCACAACGTACACTTTTCTGTGTAGATTGGAAACTTAGCTGGCATATTTTCCAACCCCACAAATGTTTGTTCTTCTCTAGGTAAGTAATTTTCTTTTGGGAATGGTTTTCCTACGGTACACCCAGCAGTACGAATAAACGTCATCATCACCCCAGTATAAACACCCTCTCCTTGTGGTGAATTAAAAATCTCTGATATAGGATACTTTTTATCTTTATCGTTTTGGCTCATACAATCCTCCACCGCGTTTACTTTTTGCTACAGCTTTACTTATAGGTTCTTCGGCTATTATTTCTTCCTTAGGCTTTGTAAACCCAAATGCCCTGAATATAGCCTTTACCGTTCCAACTACTCCACCCGACTGCGGTAACATACCTTGTTGTTCTGTCATTTCTTCTGGATACAACATTAAAATACCTTGCTCTAAACCTTGGTCATCCAATGGAATTGGTATCCTATTCATATCTGAACTTAACTGATACGATGTTAAAACGTGCTCTTCTGGATTCTCTATTCCTTGTTCTTTCAATATACATATCTGGCACATTGTAACCGAACGTATCTGCGATAATGCGTGACGTATTATTTCTCGCTGACAACGTCTACAGTAGATTCCTGTAAGACCTTGTGCGTCTCGTCTTGGCACTTCATGTTTTGTAAACGTTCTTTTAATGTTTCCCACGCTGTCTCCCACATAAACCATAGATAGTCTAACGTTGGTTTTCCTACTGTACTAGCATAAACTTCAATGTTATTGTTAATATATAAATACTGATCTTCTTCTGACTCAAATATCTCTACTACACATTTATCTAATGCAGCTGCAATATATGTTTCTGTGGAAGCTTTTCCAATGATAAAGTCAAAACTATTTATGTATGAAAACACAGTATCTATAGGATACGAAATATCTTTTATTGATACTATTTCTATCTCTGGATAGTTATTATTGATGTAACCTTTAAACTTTTTGTTTACTTCTTCATCCCATTCAATAATCAACCCTGTAATAACACTATCTATTTTCTTAGGTAACATCAGTTGAGCTAGTATAGGCTGATTCTGTGGAAACATTCCAAAACCCAACGCATTCAATACAGTTCCATGAATTACCCCGAATGCTTCTGTTATATGTAATCTATTTGGCCTAGCTATATTCTTTGCAACTTCAAAATCAAAGTCGATAAAATTAGAATGGTCGTTTCTACTATATTCATTCCAACCAGTGTAATCATATGACGGAACTAACGTATTTATTACTTGCAAACATGGCTGTAAATATCTAAACGTATCTTTTAGCCTGATAGTTATATTGTTATATACATCTCTAATTGGTGGCTTTTGGTTTGCTCCAGTCACAACTTGTACTTGATATTCCTGTATAACCGCCATTGCTATAAGGAATTCTCGTAACGAGTCTGGCATTGTTACTAAACTACTATCCATATAATTTCCTATCTGGATTATCAAACACTTTTTCTTTGTAACATATAGGGCAAATAAACGAGTTCTGTGCTGTTCCGCCTAAATCAGGAAATAATACTAAACAATGTTTTTTTCTAAATATACCATGTCCTAATGGACACTTAAACATCTCTTCCTTTGGTCTGTTTTTTACTTCTAAATAAGCTTCCAGTACTGCCGAAACTATCCCTAATAAACAAAAAATTACAATCATTAAAAACAACACAATAATTATTGACATAACATAGCCTGAGAAAAAACATAGTTCCAATTGTTCTTTACATTGTCTATGTTAAAAAACTTAAACGCTACATCGTACATAAGATTACCAATATGCTCTCTTCTTTCTGGTTCGTTAACCAGTACTGTCAATTTGTTTTTCCAATCTCTATCTGTTCTACACAATAACCATCTAAGATCATCCCCACCTAAGGAACAAAACTCATTGTAAGGCTGAACGTCCGAAACCAAACATGGTATTTTCATTACAGCTGCTTCTAACATCTTTAAATTACTTTTAGAACGATTGAACCTATTGTCTTGTAATGGTGCAACTGATATATCCCAACCCCATGAGCACATCCTATTAGGATACTCCCCAACCGGTACCCACACTTTAAAATTTGTCTTTACATGCTTAGATATTTTACTGGGTATGAATACTTTACGTTGTTTCTTTTTCCCTTGTACAACTATTGTTTCTAGTCTTGTATCTGTAGCTGGTGAACCAACAATCTCCATATAGGCACTAGGACTGTTGTCTAATACATCACATATTACCTCAAACGCTTGACTTACATCTTCAGAATGTGTATTTGAACCACCCCACCCTATAACAACTCTTTCATCATATCGTTTTATATCTTTTTTTCTATACATATTAAAATCAATACTATTCGGAATAACAAAGATTTCTTTATTTAATCTAAAACCAGTCTTAGCAGCTGTAGCTAAACCTATTGTACTTACTGTCAATATATGAGCTAGTTCAGCACACTTTCTAAACCCATCTAAGTTACGATCAAATACTTGTTTAGCAGGATTGTATTCTGGTAAAGCCCAAATGTTATCATCTAAGTCATAAACTATTTTCAATCCTTGTTCTCTTATTCTAGCCATTGCCATATGATTTTGTTCACTGACTTGACGTTGAACTACAGCAATATCATAACCTTTAAAATAATCTGATAAAAGTGGGCCGTGCCGAAATAAATACGTTGATCTTGGAGTATTTATGTATGGTATAAACATTCGATACAAGGCGCAGGCGTCTACAGACGCTGGAAGCCATGCTACTGATATCTGTTTATCTGTCATGTTAAATACCTATAATGTAGTTATAAATATATTATTTTTGTTTACACCCACATACTGAAACAAACCATCTGTTACTGTATAGTTCTTAACACACTTACTACACATCCTTATCCCACTTTCAGTTTCATTTCTAGCTTGTCGTAAACAGAAAAAACAAATATCAGACTCATAAGGTATTCTACATCGTCTTAATAGAATTCTATCTATGTTTATTTTTGTGTCCTTTGTCACTCTTATGTTTTTCTTTGTCCCTCTTACTAACGTCATGTTTTCTCTTTTCAGATTCAATCTGTTTTTTAGATGGCGTGTATGCCTTTTCTTCCCAACCTATATCCCAATAGGTTCTTTTCTTTAACAACTCTCTTATTTCATCTGATAACTTGTATGGATTATCTTGTCTTGTTAACTTTTTCTTAGCTGCTTCATACCCTTTTTTCCAATACTTATTTTTTCGTAACTTACTAACATCTTTTTCGTGCAAACTATAAATATCATCCATTGATCTTTTCATATTCCTCACGAATCAAAATACATCTTGATGTACATGTCTCATCTAATTCTAATCGTGACCAAGGTAAGTAAGATAAATTATTTGCTATCCATACAATTAGGTTTTCTGAACTGGGATAGAAGTTCAAAGGTAAACCTAATACCATATTATCTACCGGCAGATTTATTTCAGTTACACCCGCAAAACATTCAGTGTGATTACTCCACATACCTAAATGCTTGTGATCTAACTCATCTACAATAGGCTGTACTGACTTCTTTATATCACCATAATCCATTACGAATCCTGTTTCTTTAGAAATTACTCCTTTCACATACACTCGTAACTTCCAACTATGCCCGTGTAGTCTTCTACACTTACCTGGATGATGCGGTAGCATATGTGACGCCTCAAAAGAAAATTCTTTCATTATCTCTATTAACATAATTTATTTTCCTAATTGATGTCTTTCAAGATAGTCAGCTGCATTTCTTAAATTAACGGCATTATCTAGCCACTTTCTTAACCCACTATTACAAGCCCAACATAATAACCCTCTATTAGCTTTTCTTTTCAACATTAACTTAACTTGTTTCTTAGCTTTCTTTTTGTTATGTGATTTGAAACAACACTTACCTTCCTTCAATACATAACCTTTTTCACTAAAGGCTATGTTGTACGCTTGCCATAAACCAGTATCTAATTTTCGTATCTTTACTTTTAACTTTTCTAACTTATGCCAATGATCCACAGCTAACGGTAACTTTACAGGTAACCTACCACAAATATGACATCCACCTTTATTCTTTTTTAATTGTCTGTTATACCAGTTCAATGACCTTCCATACTTATTCTTTAAATATCTATCACGACGTTGTTTTTCCAGTTTTTTCATAGTACAAATACATTATACATATTACAAGTTACTAATTAAATTTTCGATATATCATTTCAAGTTTATCAAACTGTCTTTGTGTTAACTTAAACCCACCTTCAAATTTAGAACTTATATCTGAAACAAAATCTATTTCCCACGATGTTAAATTTTGTTCATCTGTTAGTAGTGTTAACATTGCTGCTATACGTTTATTTTCTTCCTCTTGATACTTATTTACCGGCTTTATAGAATTAGTTTCAGATCGCTTTCCTTCTCCAGCCATACATTACCTTTCTTATCTGCAACTTTGTGCACTGGTGTATTAGTCTTTTTTGTGTGCCCAGCACTTACTTGAATTATTGTTACTTGTTTACCCATTTTATTTTTTACAATCGCCCCTAAACCAAATTTACTGGGTCTATTATGCAATTGTTCTAGTTCAACATTATTTTCTCGTACCTTACCAGCCGCCACTAATGAACGAGTTATATTTCTGTGGAAAGCTGGTGCGGATTCTTCTAAACTACGTAACTCCCTTATATCATTCATGTTAGCAAAATTTGTACCACCTACCGGTATCAATGCTGATGCTGGAACAGGAACTGGTTTAAAATCATTACTCATAACCTACTCCTTTAATAATTCTAAATATTCTTTTAATTTATTTACGTCTAATCCGCCTGGTGTCTTATTGGTTACCTTGTTAATCCACTCCTGTGATATTACAACATATTCTTCATCTATATACGTTTGTTCCCATGCTGTTGAAGCTTTTACAAACCAATTTCCCCATGTACCATAATCCCCACCAGTAAGTCCATATCCTGGATGAATTATGCAATGCCCACCTTCTATTGGACTGCCACTAACAACACTCCAATGGCATTCTTCCCCTTCTATAAACTGTTGTTGTGCACTAGCAGGCAACTGTACTCCAACATATGTAGCCCCGAATATATCGACAGCTAATTGTCTATGCGTTTCATTAGTATGATCTATTTGTGCCCACCCCAAGATTTTATTACCGAGAAAACCAGTCGTTTTCCAATAGTCCAAAACGTCTGTCATAGCTGCCCCGTTATCATTTTCACCGGTCTGTTCGTTAAACCCTGTTACTTTTGAATACAAACTCAACACATCTTCTGTAGTAGGTATAACGAGTGTGCCTGTATGACTACTAAACAAAATACTGAGATTGGCTACTCCTGCACACGTGCAATCTCCATATCTATCATTACCAAACATCTGTTTAGCTACATCTGGTATTTTGTATTCTCGATAAACTTTTGTAGCTGGTGTGGGTAATAGACCTTTATCTAAAAAATGTTCGAGATACAATGTTTTATAATTAAACTTTGGTTTTAACTTACCTAGTTTAAAACTCATCTTAAAACCTCTAGTCTTAAATTAAACACAACAGCACTAAACATCACTACTGCGTGACTCAACCATACCTCACTTTACTATTTCATCACTTTACGTAACAGCACCAAACCTCACTATTTCATCACTTTACTTAAAAATAACAGGGTAACCACCCTTAGTAAACTCTGCATTCAAGTCACTCTTAAACTGTTTTATTGAACGCTTTTTAGCTGTGTAGTTAATCCTCTTAGTCAATGTCTTTGCGGGAACTGGTATAGCTGGTGCTAGCTGTGGCAGGAATGCTGCAAGTGTACTAACAATTACATTGATAACACCTTCAATCAATGTAGCTAAATTTCCGTCTGGTAACTTAAGATCACTCCAGAACTGTTGTAGTTCTGCTTCTGCTGCATTGATTGCAGTCGCTATTTTACCTGATAACGTAACCTTTTCACTAGACGGTGCATTCTCATAATTTGTAACTGCCGTCTGTACATCTGCCAATGCAACTTTAACCATAGAAATTACAGCAAGTATCGTTGCACCCACCCCAGGATTTAGTATCGAAACTATTGTTGAAAATGCAGTTAACGCAACTGGAATATATTGCATAATATCGTTATATACATTACATGCGGATATACCAAGAAACTGACCTGCTATCAATACTGTCCCCGCACTTAAACCAACCTTCTTTATTACTTCTCTACGATTCATTTTACTTCTCCTTAAATGTAAAATCAGATAACTTCAATAATACTAATCTTTGTACATTACCCAACTTTGTCTCTTTTCTACGTGCTAACAATCTACTACACCGATCTCTTTTTATGTAACCATACTTAACATGCAAAACTTTACCTTTGCTTGTATCTTCATAATCAGTATGCTGCATTCTAATATACTTAAACTTTAGCTTATCTGCATAACGTAATAGCATTCTATCTACAGGTATAAACTTACCTTGTGTCTCAACATTCAATCCATATGTCAAATAAATGTTACAATAACCATTCTTAACTGTACCTATCAATGGCCCACTCGACTTATCAATCAAATACCAAATGTTACCATCCTTGTTCATATTTATCTTAGAACCATCTTTACGATGTATACTTATGTTTTTACTCATGTTATAATTGCTACCTCTTTCATATGGTCCCCAGTATAAAAATGTAGGGTGGTAACCCAGCCGCCACCACCCTACATTAGCTTTGTTCTACATCAACAAAGCAACCTTATTGCTCTGCAACTGCAAATCCACTAGCAGGCCCAGCAACAATATCAACGGGAGTAGCTGAACCAGTGATAAGACTTCCACCCAGTGTAGTCGAGCACGAAACGTTAACACCTGTTGCTAATGCAGTCGGTGTACCAATTTGACTCAAAGCAAACCCACTTGTATCAGACGGGTCTGCACTTAAAGTTAATGCAGGTTGATCCGACACCCACGTTAATGGTGAAGTTCCAGCCGGTAACGTAGTCGAATTCCCCACACTATCTACTGGAGTAGCTGTAAACTTAACAGTACCGTTATCTAATAGCTGAAAATCAATAGTTGCACCTTTTGTCTTAGACATTTTAATCTTCTCCCTTTTAATTTCCATTTTCAACTGTAACATTAAAACCTACAGCTGGTCCTGGTGGCGGTGGAATCAAAACTTGTAAGATCTGATCCAGTTTAGTATTAAGCATCTGACAACAATTAGCTTGAGACGTTTCTAACATTGTTAACTGTATCTGTATACCAGACAACTGTTCTTGTAACTTAGTTTCTTTAGATTCTACTTGTGATACTTTCGTCACAAGTTTACTTATGTCTGATCTCACAGATATTTGACCTGCAACTAATTGTTTCAAATACACTATAATTTGTTCAATCCAATTCATCTGGCCTCCTCACTGCGGGCCTTTGTTTGGCATAGTTATATTATACATATTTTGCATTTCAAAATTTCAATGTATGTTAACTTGTGGATATGCCTTAACCTTCTCATTAACTATACTAGCAATAAAGTTTTTCATACTAGGTTCCATTTGATGTTGTTTACCTAAAATATAATATGCAAAGCAATCTGAAAAACACTCATTCGGATTCCGTTCCGAATAATACCTTGGTAACTTTAAACCTGCTATATGTGTGTACTCACTAACTGAATTTCCCCACCCGGGTCGTTTTTCTTCATATGCTGGAGCTTGCCCTTGCTTCCAACCTTTTTGCCAACCTCCTAATCTATTCCATTCTGTTTTTTGTTCTGGTGCTAGTGACTCGTATATACTATGCCCTACTTCATGCACAACTGTCAACTCAGCATGATATAGCCATCCATCACCCTTACCTAATCTTTCTCTTAAACTAAAATTAGTTGGATTAAATAAAATTTCTTTTGTTTCAGGATCGTACCTACCATGCTTTGCATTTAGTTCTATTGCCGATTTTATAACCTTTACGTTATATAACAATTCTGGTGGAATTCTGGAGAGCATAGCTCTTAGTCCTTCTTCTTGAGGACCAGTAAAACCTTTTATCCAGATTCCTTTCCATAATGTTCCTTCTTTATCTCCATCAAGAGAATCTTCTGAACCTGCTTTTACATCGTTACCTAAATCTAAAACTTTAGCTGGAACTGTGTCATTACCCAACAACCCCCATGCTGTAGCTCTATGGTGCCCTTCTAACAAAACGTATTTACCGTTAAACTTAATTACATCAACAGGCATGTTTTTCTTATAACCATTAACTTCCATATCATCCATTAACTTTGTTATTACACTAGCAATAACTCCAGATTGAACTGGCCTTAAATCTGCTACATTCACATTTGTTACTGGTTGTGATTGTTGTTCCTTGAAACTATAATCCGGTATCTGAGATATACCTCCGAGTAATTGTTTACCTAAAATATTACCACTTGGATCAAAATTCTTTGTTGGTCTGCGGCCAGAACCTGGGCCACCTGCTTCTATTTTCTTTTTTGGTTCATACCAATCACTACAGTACTCATCTGCTGGTACCTTATTTTGTTCTTGTTCCAATAATTTACTAAAATCATCTATATCATCACTGTCATCAAATATATCTTTATTATAGTCTGTATAATGCCCAGGCTTTTTATCTTTATTATCTTTATTATTTTTATGTTGACTTGCCCCTTCCATACTTGTTCCTCTAGCTTTTCTTTGATAGTTACTCCATCTATCATCATCAAATACAATTGGATTACTCTTACCAGCCCTGCCATATACAAGTAATGGTTTATCTGTATTATCAAACAGTTGAGCTGAACTTACTTCAGGCATATCCTTCAATCGCATAAAATTTGCAGCTGCACCTTTATGTGAATCTTCAAGAACGTCATCTGGAACATATCGCCCAAATGACGGACTTGATGGATTATTAGCTCTATCAAATGATCTTTGTTTAGCCACCGATACGGGTATATCAGCAAATAAAGCATGAATATGATATCCTGCTGATGCTAACTTCGGAATCAACTTGGCTGTACTACCCCCAGAAGATGTACTATCTAAAGTAATGTTTAAACCTTTTGCTGCGGCTGCGGCTAAAATTGCTTTTGATAAGTACGATGATTCTTCATGAACTCTAAACGAAGCTTTTTCTGGGTCTGATTTTTTAAGACCTGCATACTCTGGTATCAATTTTTTTATTTCGTCTGGATCGATTCTAACTGTATTAGGCCTATTACCTAATATCTGATTACTAAGGGTAGTCTTTCCAGAAGCTGTTCCGCCACCCAACAACGTAAATTCTGGTGGTTCGTTAACTTTTGTTTTTCCTTGTATGTAACTATCAATTACTCTCTTATGAAAAGCAGCTCTATCTTCGTCCCACTCCCCATTTGGTTTTCTATATACATCTTCTGTAGTTTGACCAGGCTTAAGTTGGTAAACGTGTTCTTTATTTGATCTACCTCTGGTATCCCATGACTTTGTTACACCTTCACTAGTACCATAAGCTTTTATACTATTAAGATGAATTACCTGTACTGGATCGGCTTTATTTTCATAATCTAAATCTTTAACATCTTTGTAATTATATATTTCAATTCTATCTATATGTTTCTTAGCGACACCACTACTAAATGCCTCTCGATCTCCTGTTGTGTCTGCTAATTTTTTATCTGATTTTGACATTGGTTCATCGTATAAACTAGGCTTAATAACAACTATTGGTATTTTTGTATCTGGTGATGGCTCGATTTTACGTGGGGGGAATACTTTAAAATCATAGTTAGTAACATTACCTACTGCATACGCTAATGCTCGATTTCTTGTACCGACATACGCAGCTGGTGCTAGATCACCAAGTGAATTTTTTCCTACTTGGGGTAGTATGCCCTGTTTAATAATAGAACTTACACGTTTCATCTCAGTACCATGAAATCCAAACTTGCTTGGATCTGCATGTCTACCCGAACCAGGTCCACCTGCTTTTATTTCTTTTATTGGTAATGCATCTTCTCCATCTATTCTATCTAACTTTCCCTTATACACTTGAATGGAATGTAAAAATTCCCGTGGAATATCTTTTTTACCTTCTACAGACCCCATTGCTGAATCGTTATCAGACTTTAAATTTCTTTTTGCCCACTCTACGGGTATTTTAAATTTAGCAACATATGTATTTCCATTTTTTCCTTTCTGTGTATATTCATGGGCCATATTTTTAGCTTCCGCCCTATACAAGTATACTCTATTTCCTATAGATGAAGACTGAGTTTTTAAGCCATTAGTTAATATACTTTTAACTATATCGTCAATCGACTTACTATTCAACCTAGGTTTATTTATACCATGATAAAACATCTGGTGACGTCCTGAACCAGGCCCACCTGCTTCTATCTTTTTCTTTGGTTCATACCAGTCACTACAATACTCATCTGCTGGTGCTGGTAATTTGTTTGACCCATTCCACTTCTGGAAATGTTTGTTACTACATTCATCTTTACCTACAAGGTACTCACACGATGCACATGAACTACCACCTTTTGGTACTCGCATAGCTGCTTTATGATCTGATGGATATGTTGGCTTAACCATACCGTCCCACGCAGAATGAACAAAATCAGCGGCTGCCTCAACAACAGCCGCTATCAAGTCTTTCTGATCGAATACTGTGTCTAATTTTTTGTTCATAACTTACCTTTTAATACAATCCAAAGAAATGCAAGAAACACAAAAATATCAATAGTATTAAAATCAAAGACAAAATCTGTTGCCATCCTGCGTCTGCACCCATCTTTGCACTTACCGCCATTGTAATCTTATAACCTAAACCACATACAACTATCAAACATATCAACCCTATGAATATCCCGAATATACCATCAATACCCATAAAACCATATCTAACTGAGAAAGTACCAAGTGAACTACCGAGTGAACTAGTATTAAACATTTTGTTCTCCTATATATGAGCTGCATCATAAGCTCTAAACGTACTGCCTGGTTCAAGTGTAGAACGTCTACGTCTTCCCTGCCTTGCCGCAAACATTCCAGGCTGATACGTGGCTGTGTGTGGCGCAACCAGTGTTGTCCTTACCGGTAAAGCTGGTGGTAATCCACCTGGCGCCCCACGTTTTAATAACTTCATTCTTTCTTTTTGTGTATCTAAACTATTACGCTTAGTCACATCCATAAATTTGTTGTCTGTCTCTTTGGGATCGTCAACTGGTATATGATTACCTTTTCCACGTTTAGCTAAACTAGGTGGGGTAAACCACATATTTGTGTCTAAATGTGCATGACCCATACTGCCTGCCATTGGTTCTCCATAATCTGCGTATGAATCAATATCCTTTTTAATAGTTAAATTTGATTCTGGTATTAATTTAGTTCCACCCATTCCACCTGTTACTTTAACCATCCAATTACCTTTAGCACTCTTAACATGCCCATTTACACGATAGCTATTTCCATTATGCTTAACCCAATCACCTTTTTTAGTTAATTTTTTTGTTAAACCCTCACTGTGTCTACCCGAACCTGGGCCACCTGCTTCTAAGCTTACATCTGCATCTATATCCCCAACATCCTCTGAATGTAAAGAAAGTCTTTCTTTCGATATATTACCACCTCTAACTTGAAACTCTCCATCTTCGCTACCTAAATATGGAAGCACATCTTTAGTATTAATTTCTGCTTTAAATACTTTATTTCCATATTCTCTTGCTCCTTCTGGACTGAGGGCTACATATAACTTACCCTCCTTATCTGGGCGTAACCCTTTATTTAAAATATCATCTTTATCCGCATCTGTACCATGATATACTGTTACTGTAGGACCTTGAATACTTTTAAGTAACTTCATGTTACTAACTACCATTTCATCTCGCGCTACTTCCTTCAATGATACAGGCTTACCATCTACACCACGTTGAACTGATAAATTCATCTTTTGTAATTCTTGAACTAGCCTTTGATGTTCTTTACTTTCTTTACTTTCTTTACTTTCTTTACTTATAGTTGGACTATCTTGTTGTATATAAAGCTTGAACGGTTTAGGAACAAAATCTGGATTAGCTGGTGGACGAGAATCATTACGAAACAAACTACGTTTCCTCCCACAATTAGACCCCTCACATCCTGAACCTGGGCCACCAGCTTGAAAAGATGGATTAGTAAATCTATGTCCAACGCCTTTACCATGCTTCATACTACCACCAGGCCTTACGTGACCAACCTTTGGTAACTTATTGGGAGTAGAAGGCTTTCCTACTTTATGAAAACTAAACGCGTCTATATGTGTTACCTCAGGATCGCCTAATGGAACAGGTAATGGTGGCTTTATATGCTTCCTAATAGGCGGTGGAGCTGTTTTACTTTGAATGTCATTTTCTATAAAACTACCACCTCTACTTACTGTCATAGCTTTTTCCTTTGACGGATAACAACCCAATGGTTCTTCCCCATATACACAAAACTGTGTTCCTTCTTTCATAATCTTATTACCAAGTTTTCTGGATATAGGACCTGATTCTCTTTCCGTCATATCTTCATTAGACTTTATAACTTTAAACGGTAGTTTCATTTGCTTAGGGTCTTTTCGTGCTGTCTTTGTTTCCTGTTCCACAGACTTCCACTTATTTAAACCTTTAGTATAACTGGGCTTTCTCCCTGATCCAGGACCCCCAAAATTCATACTAGATGCACTCATATCTTTAACTTTTTGTTGTAACAAATTTGTTCTATGGTCTAACATAGTTATTATCTTCTCTCTAGCCAGTGCATTTATATTTGGAATTTTCATATTTACATAATTATACCAATCTCCATACTTACTCCTCAATTCTACTATCTTATTTACTTGTTCTTTAATATCTGAAATATCTTCGGCTTTAGTTATACCAGCCTTTTCAGCTATCTTAGCATAGTTTGGATTTGACTTTTGATCTAAGAACTTATCCCATTCTGTTATTTGATTTAAAACACTGTCTGGTTTTAGTCCACCTTGTGCTCTATATAAAAACGATGCTCCATTGTCTATGCGATAGATAGTACCCTTTTTAAGCAATAAATTATCCATGCCTGTTCCAACTACGTCCCAATTTGCTGTTAATACATCTGCTGCAAAACCATGTAAAACTTGTTGTGCTGCTTCTTTAGTTAGACCTATTTCCTGTATTGTTTTTCCATCAGGTATTATCTCAGACGTGTACCCTGTTTTACCATTTACATCTATTATACTTGACTTGGGAGCTGGTATACCTAAGTCGCTATATATGCTATTAGCTAAATGCTCCCCGAACCCTTGGTTTGGACTACTATAAAACTTGATATATCTTTCTACTCCATCTGTTCCTTTATACGTTCCACCTGGATTAGATCCTTTTTGAATTCCAGTTTGTTTATCTAAATATGGATGAGCAGGCGTAGCTGGTATAGAATCTGTAGATAGGTTAGGTTTATATTGATCTAATGTTGACGTTGATGACTCCCACGGTGGCTTGGATTCTTTACCCCTTAACCATATATCAGATGGCTTTATTGATACTGATGTATCTTTAGTACCCATCACCCATTCTGCTTCATGCTGATGATTGTCAAACAAGTGAGCCATAGCCTTATTAGCAAACCAAACATCATCTGGGTTTACCTCTCTACGCATTACTATAGACCCAAAGTTTGCTGCTTTATTTAATACCGTAGAATAACTAGCTAATGAGTTAATCGGTATACTTATACTATCTGTCCCATCCAATTTAGCTTGTATTATTTTTTTGTTTAATTCCGGAGTAACATGTATAGCACGATATACATACTTTGTACCATCCGCTTGTGCATACGCAGTTGCCAAAGCTTTAACTGCTAATGCTTGATCTATTTCATTTGGCGTTACAGTTGGGTTAGTATTTGAATGTTGTCCTCCACTATATTCACTGCTCCATGGCCTGCCATAATAATTAGAAGCTATTTTTCTTAACTTAGTACCACCATCATTTGTGGGGGAACTAGTCCAAGATTTAACCATCGCTGATACATCTTTTAACGTTGAAAGACCTGCGTCTTTCATAAACTCATTCATTACTTTTGAACTAAAACTTGTACTTAATCCAGTGTTACTCATTAACTTTGAAACAGCTGTTAATGCGGCATGTTGCTGCTTATCTGTGATTTCTACTTGACCTTTAGCTGCATTACCAAAGGCTTTTGTTACTAGTCTTATCTGCCCTGTAGCTTTATTTTTTTCAATTACCCATAAATCTAATCTTTTACCAGTGTTACTTATACTATGTAAATAATCTTTTACTGTCAACTTCCCTGTAATATGGTCTTGTTGTAACTGGGATAACGAATGCCAATCCCCAGCCATAATGGCTTTGTACAGTTTACCTATATTACTATCGTACGTCCAAAGTCCCAATATCTTTTTTACAGCATTAGGATTTACCGCTAATTGCGCTTGATACTTTGCATACTTAGCTAATTCTTTTTCTTTTACTTTAGCTATGTACTCACCTTTGACTTTTACTTTTTGTGGTTTCGGTCCGCACGATGTTCCATGACTTTCTGCTACGGATTCATCGCAACCTGATCCAGGACCACCAGCTTTCACTTCAAACAACTGAATAGATTCTAAAAGCTTCATATTACATTACCTGTACTTTTTGAATGGCGAATTTATCTTTTTATCGGGATATGCTTTATTGTCCTGATTATTTATTACGTCATCCCATGTAATTTTTAAAACTTTCTTTCCATTTTTGTCTATATACACGCCTGCTGGTAATGTCTTTGTCATAGTCTCATAAACTCCAATTCACACTGACAATTAGGATGAGCCAACGGAGCCAAATCTCCTGATTGAAATTCATCTTCTACAGGAATTGGACCTTGGTCAGCGTTTGCACTACATTCATCGCAGCCATCATTATCAATCCAAAGTTTATGCAGACCTTTACCTGATGCACCTTTAGTTTTACCAAACCACTTAGCTGATTTTGTTTCTGTATCGTTTATCAAATCTACTCTTTGCTTTGACTTATCTGTTTTAATGTTATTCAATTTCTTAAACACATTCTTCATATACTGCATTCTAGTACCTAAATATGCATCTAAGTCATTTTCCGATACGTTACCTTTAGCATTCCTTTTAACTATATCTGTAATGTCATTTTTTATGCTGTCCAGACCCTTTTTCTTACCAGTCTTTTTATGAAACACTTTTTGTACACTATCACCTATATCAGCATAAATCGACAATGTGGAATGTATATTCATAAAATTGTCTTATGGTTCCTTTTAGGTTCCACAGCAATCTTTAAGTCTACTTCTCTACTGGTGGTATATATTGATTTGGTTCTTCATCTTCATACCTCCAATACAACCCATGTACTTTATGTGTACTACCATGTGTCTGAGAAGTATGCCTTTCTATTTGCCTCCCATAATCATCATTCCTTGAACTATCTTTACTAACTACAACTAGGTTAATACAAGTCTTACCCCACACCGCTGTTACTAAAGCGTTGTGTGCGAGACCTCTTGGGTCATGCCAAATAACAACTTCACCTACCCTTGGCATGTCATCTATTGTGTCTGATCTATTCATACTACTTACCACTTTCTCTTGCTGGCTGGTTGCCGACAAGCTTGTACCAAATATCTTACTATAGATGACTAATACTATCTCCCTGACATATATCTAGATTGATAGTAATTATCACTTAAAGCATGTACTGATCCAACATCTCTTGTAATATACATACCATTTCTAAATTTCACTGTCATCTTTCTTCCATCTATTCTTACAATGACACCTCTACCATGAAACCCATCAACACTCACTGGTGTTCCTATACCTGGCCCTGCTGATGCAGCTTCATACAACTCTATGACACTATTCATCTTTGACGCATGAAGCATTGCTGGATTACTCTTGGTCTGCATTACTTTTTGCTTAAATATCTCAATCGGTATTGTACTTATACTACCAAAGAAATGTTCTGGTTCATCGAAGTTTTTTGCCCATGCCTGTTTTGCACTTACCACATCCGGAAATCCAAGCATAACTTTATCTTCATCAAAACCAGTCCCGTCTTTTCTTGTTGTATGAACTACGTAAGCAAATTTTGCAGCTTTATCTGATCCAAGAAAACAATCTACTGGATCTCCATCTACACCCATACTTCCAAGTATCTCGCCATAAGCATGAGTCATAACTACAGACCAAGGCTTTCCATTATTATCTACGCCACTTCTAGTACTACCCACAGGATTCTCTATATGAATAGTTAACCCTGCGAACTTAGTCGTATTTTTCATTGTTACACAGTACCTGTACCTGTTGTAGCTTGCGTTAGCGTAGAGTTAGCTGCTTCATTTGCTATTTCATGTGAAATAGTGCCATTTACATCTGTCTTAGTGGTAGACGATGTCGTAGAAGTTACAGTCGTTCCTGGTGTAACTACATCAGTAGAACGATTCTGTCCACCATCCCCTGTCATAGCCTTCAACATTGCTGACAATACCATTCCGAAAGCTGCCCCCGATATCCAATTAAATCCTTGAGCAACTATAGCATTGTCTGATGTTAACCTTCCATCTATCATCTTTTCCACTGTCCAATATATGAAACGCATACCCATTACAAAAAAGAAAATTGTCATCAACGCTAACGTTAATATGTTTGCGCCTTTTGAGTTAATTGTTGTTAACAGTATTCTTATAGCGTGTACGCTTGGAAGCTTGTTGTTCCATTGCATTACGCATAAAGTAAAAAACATAATAAAAAAAGCTATCCATACCATAATGTTTTCCTGAGTTAACATTATGCCTCCCATAGTTCTATTTAGCTGCATACGTAACTGGTTTACCACCACCCACATAAATAGTTAACGATGGTATAACTTTAGCTACAGTACCTGCTACTTCGGCTGATTTTTGACACGTAACTGTTGCTGAGTCTAATGTAAGAATAAGCCCGGCCATTTCTAAAGCTTCTTCCCTTGCCCTAAGCGCGGGCTGTATATGTAACGGCATGTATGTCCCCCAGTTGAATTTGTTTGTACGAATAATCTTTTTTCTCATGTCTATGTTTCTGATGTAAAGACTTAACTGCTTCTTCCGATCCAAATATAACATGCACACGATTATTGTCTATTTTAGCGTTTATCTGTTCTATCATATCCCAAGACGGATACAAACGACGAGGCTTAATAAGCCCTGCTAGCTCATCCTTCAACACTACTACAAAATCTAAGTCTGACCACTCTGTCTGTTTACCAGACGCATACGAACCCACAAGAAACAATTTATCAACCGATAGTTTTTCACTAAGCAACATCATGTTAACTATTTCTACGACTAACCAAGCCTTAGTCTTTATTTGTTGCTCACTATATAACATCTGGATTAGTCCTCACTAATCTTTGCCTGGCGGCGTTTCTACTTTTGTTTGTTTGTGCTGGTTCTTGATGTCTAAGTACCCTTGTATAAGGTCTAGCTAACGATGCTGTAAATGCCTCATCAGATGAATCGTACTCATTTAATAAATGACCATACTTCGTATCTTGTGTTCTATACTTTTTACCTACGAACGCATTTTCATCTGTTTGTGACTTCTCTTTGTATCTAGCTGTCTTTATACCCGGACCACCTGCATCAATATCAGGGTTCGTTTTTACGAGTCTTTTTCTAGCTATATCTCTTACTTGAGGCGTATCTGTTACAAGACCGGGTGGGTGTACTAACCAACTATCACCACCAGCCGTTGCATACAAATCTATTGTGGACTGTAACTTCATTTATACTCCAGCACGCATTTCATCAATTATCTTCATATCAACATTAGTAGTTAACCAAAGCTTATCAGTATGTGATAATCCAACCCCAAACGTTTTATTATCTTTACGAGTAATAAAAGATCGTAGAATACTTTTGTCCGATTTAATCTCAATACCTTGTAGTTCCAAATCAGCATCTACTACCATACTTTTAAGCTTAATTACTGAATAAGTATTTTCCTTTTTGTCACTTAATACATACTTAGTCTCTATAACTATTACACCTTCTTTGTCTAATAACAACTTACAGTCTTTTAGAACTTGTACTTGGTCTAATTCCTGTAATGTGTCTATTATGGTTATAATCTTAAAACGAACTTTTATATCTGCTAAACCAGCAAACGGTTGTAATACGTTTATCAATGAAAAACTATTGAATATTCCCACATCGATTCTCTTAGATGTTAATCCTTCAGTAAGCAATTTTTCATCAGTGTCTATTCCAACTGTAAAAATTCCAATTGTGTACCACCCTAACAAAGTCCCATCCCCACAACCTATATCTAAAACACGATTCCCTTGTTGTAAATCAACCACTTTTTGTGCGGCTTGAACTGTTGCTAATAAATCGTTTGGATCTTTTGTCACTTCCATATCTTTCCTTACCTTGTCCTTACCTTGTCTTTATAACTGTTATTGGTCTAAAATCTCTAAAAGACTGATATGTATGTTTTTTTAATTCTTCAACTAACATCCCATCAGATTCATAATTAGGAACATTAAGCCATCTTCCTATATCTCTTTTAACTAAGAGATTAGCTGTATCGACCGAGCACATAATGGGCGGATCGTGGAAAAACTTTTGTCGTAATCTCCATATAGGAAATAACGCCCAATTGTCTGTTACAATTTTCATATCCTCTAATACACCATCATCAGCTAAAAAATTATCATCATCTAAATAATAAATATACTCACCCTTTGCCAGTTCCCATGCGTTATATCTACAAGTGTTTCCACCATTTTTATGCTCAATATCACACTGCCTTATTTGCCTTTGCGGATGTTGTATGGAATTAACCAATTCATTATCTAAATTAACGCAATCAATCATTACTATATGTTCCCAATCCCCACAAGACTGTGTATTTACTGATGCACAAGTATCTATTAAACTACGCCTTTGAATTGTTGGAGTAATTATCGTGTAACGCATATCACCTCAATAACTCTAATGATGTTTCCCCAGAACAATGCACAAAATTTGGAACTGTACCACATAAACTATTCCATAAACGACCATCTTTATACTTAACTGTTCCATCCTCCAACCAACCTGAGACAACATAAAATAATTTAGTGGTACTATCCAAACATACTAATTCTGATCCTTCTGATAATCGTCTATTAAACCATGTCTGTTCCATTACATCCAATTCACTACTAACTTCAACTTTATTCAACCAATCTTCTAAGCAATCTACTGGAGCTGCAATCTGTGAATTAGCATACTTCCATGGCGTATCACCATTTATTTTTCCAGCTATATCACTCTCTGGCCAACAATTTCTTTCGGCTGATATCGTCACACAATCTGGAGACTTATCTAGTAATTCCTGCTTTGATCCAAAAAACTGCACGTCCCATGCATCTGTTATAAACACAGTTTTATATGACTTAATTACTGGTAAAATAGTCTTACATAAATTTACCTTCCACCTCATAGTCACATTAGAAATAAATGTCTCTCTTGTACCATTCAATGGTACTGTTTCAATATGTAACGGAATGTCTGATGACTTTAACTGTTCCTTATATAACTCTAGTGTTCCACTTGAATGTGTGCAGTACGTAACAACAATTACATCATTCATTTCCCCCTCACTATAGCTGACTGTCCCATTGTATGTTCATAATTTAATGATGCTACTTCCGATGGATACGGAATGTCTAGTTTCTTTCTTACTTCATCTTCTACTGCATCTCTAAGCTCTACTATCTTATCTGGTGTAATG